TCAGTTATGATTACCACTATTTACGCCCCTGTACGAGGTTGAACGAAACCTTCTTCCAGAGCTTCAACTCTATCTTCAAGAGACGCTGCTGGTGCTTCTACGGCAGGAACAGGAGGTTCTGGTGGTGTCTCTACAACTACTTCCTCTCTGCGAGGTTCTTCTTTCTTTTCATCATCCTCTCCACCTTTTTTCATCGTATTAATTCCAAAGGTAGCAGCAGATGCTGTAAAAACAGTAGCGATGAATGTTGGGTCCATCTTAGAGAGCATACCAGCGTAGCTAGCAGTCAAAAGAGCAGCGGACCAACTCAAAATAGAAATACGAATAATTTGACTCATACATTTTTCTTTTTTGGTGTTTTCCATTTGTCCTAAGTGTGAAGTTTAACCTTTTTTCCAAGCTTCACCTTCTGCCTTTCTTCTACGTGCTAAACCTGCTTCCACATTAGAACCAGGATTACGGTAGAGATAAAGAGCATCGGGAACTAAGTCCCATTCTTTATTCTTCAAGCGTTTAGTAATAGTATTAAAGTTAGAGTCACCGTAAAAAGCGGCACCAAGATTATAAGCAAAGCTGAGCAGAGCTCCTCTTTTTCCATCTGACATTTCACTCCAATGTAGGATTTTTCTGAGTTCTGGAAGAAACTCTCTTTTGCACTGGTCAATCAAAAGTTCATCTGCCTCTTGTTGAGTCAGAGTGTCCCCCATCTTAAATGGTGATCCATCCTTCTTACGAGTTGAACCCCAACCAATAGTGATTGGTAGATTGCCAGTCAAAGGATCAGGATATGCTTTTAAATGACATCCCTCAAACTCTTTGATTAACTTGATGCCCATCATAGGAACATCGTCACCACCGACTACGGGAGCTGCATCATCTGGTTTAGATGCTGGTGCAGCACTAGTCTTTTTTCCTCTGAAAATCTCCGCCCAATCTACGTTATCTTCAAGATACTTAGCAGGAAGATTATCTTCTAACCATTGTACTGCTTTGACATGATTGGGATTTCTTTCATCATAGAATTGAAAGAAGTTGTGTAAATCTACTTTTGCCATTGTTGTGTCTCCTATCAGTCGAAAATTCTGCCCCAACCGTCTTTGCCACCTGGGCACCAACGGTGTTTGAGCATTGCTTTTTGGTAAATGGTCTTCTTACCATTTGTTACTGGACCTGTGTAGTTATCATTACATGAACCATATGGATCGTTACAATAGTAACCCTTGCCATCTGGTGTCTTACCGATGACTACAACCATGTGCCCACCAGTAGGTGCAGATAAAGGACCCCTGTGAAGGATACCAATAACAACAGGTTTCCCAGCATCGAGACTTTTATCAATATCAGCAAAAGAAAGATTGTAACTAAAGTGTGACTTAACTCCATAGCTCTCCAGAACTTTTGTCTGGACCGCATGGTCAGTAGTATCGCCAATCGCAAATACTTTTTTGACATATTCATCGTCGCCTTTAATCGATCCTGGTTTGAGGAAAGCAAGGCACATAGCGCACGATGAACTGTTACAAGTTCTGTGTGCATCTCTGTAATTATCTACTTGGTTGAAATATGGTACATCAAGAACCGCAGGAGTTGGTGGTTTTGTTCTGAAAATACCAACCCAATCAGTTTCTGCATCATCAAGAAATTCTGGTGGTAATTTATCTTCTAGCCACTGAACTGCTGCAACATGGTTGGAGTTCTTTTCATCATAAAATTTAAAAAAGTTATGAAGATCTAAGGTCATTTTCTTATAACTGACAAACACCCTTATTTAGCAATAACTATATTTAAATCTTGCTTAAGGTAAAAAATATTTTCAATCATAAATAGTGATATAAGGTAGAAAATATTTTTATGGAATGGAAATATAACGAAGAAGATTTTGTTGATGTTCCAAAAAATATGGAAGGTTTTGTATATTTAATTACAAACCTAACAAACGAAAAAAAGTACGTTGGTAAAAAACACTTCTGGACTCGTCAAAAAGATAGAAAAACTGGAAGAAGAAAAAAGAAAGAAAGTGATTGGAGAAATTATTATGGTTCCTGCGATGAACTAAAAGAAGATATTAAACTACTTGGAAAAGAAAATTTTCTGAGAGAAATACTTTATCTTTGTCCTCATAAAAAATCTATGTCTTATTATGAAACTTATGAACAATTTAAAAGAGATGTGTTAATGACCGATGAATACTATAACACAAATATTGAAGGTAGATTTTTTGTAAGTGAAAGAACTGGAATATATGAGGTTGTTTTAAGAAACGATAGATTTCGTGAATCGCTAAGAGACCGTATGATTGGTGATAATAATCCCGCAAAAAGACCAGAAGTTAGACAAAAACTAAGTGAAATGTTTTCAGGTGAAGGAAATCCTATGTATGGAAAAACTCTTACAAAAAAACATAAACAAATTTTAACAACTTCTAGAAATATTACCATTAGCGATGGTAATAAAATATGGGAAAGTGTAGTCTCCTATATGAAAGATAATAATATAGGATTCCAAACATACAAGCAAAGATTACAAGATGGTATTATTTGGATAAAAGATTAATTTTATTTACTTAGATATACCTATCCTATCAACCCGAACAAACCTAGTCTACTCATGATTTGGATGTCTGTCAAGAGAATGTGCAGAGACATTAAAAAACCCCCAGAGGCACCTTGTAGGCGATCCTGGGGGTGGGTGATGAGGAATATCAATCAGAGTTTGAATCCACTAAAAGTATCCTTTTGGAGGTCTTGCTTAATTCCTCCAACAACATAGGACTCAACCTCCGTTTCCTGAGGAGCAACTTGCAATCCCTTAGAAGAGATCCAATGTTGTGTCCAAGGAAGTGGATTATTATTTGCAGAAATGTCATAGACTGGTTTTAGACCAATCGCTTTCAGTCTACGATTAGCAATCCATTCAACATATTGTTGCAGCAATTTATCATTGAGTCCAATCATTGAACCATCTCTGAAAAGATAATCTGCCCAACGTTTTTCTTCATTAACTGCACGATCAAACATTGCGTATGTCCACTCTTCTTCCTCTTGGGAAATCTTTTTCATATCTGGATCATCACCCTGCTTCCACTTATTCAGAATATTCTGAGTGATTGCAAGATGTTGATTTTCATCTCTTGCGATAAGAGAAATGATTTTTGCAGATCCTTCCATGAGTTTAAGTTCACCAAAAGCAAAGGAACATGCAAAGCTAACATAGAAACGAATTCCCTCTAAGATGTTGACATTTGCAATTGCTCGATATAACTTTCGTTTCAGTTCATATCTTTGCTCTTTAAAATTACCTGCACCTTCCTGGGCATGAATCCAATCATTACTGGTTCCATACTGTTGAGCAGATAAGATAAAGTCATCATATGATTCAGTAACACTAGAAGCACGTTCTAGAATTCTTTCGTCTGTAATAATTTTATCTAAAACCTCACTAGGATCTGAATAAACATTCTTGATAATATAAGTGTATGAGCGACTATGAATCATCTCCATAAATCCCCATACTTCCATACATGCTTCAAGTTCTGGTAAAGAACAATATGGCATAAAAGACATACCAGGACCTCTACCTTGAACAGAGTCAAGCATGATTTGATATTTCAAATTGGAAGTGTAAATATGTTTTTGTTCTGGACGAAGTGTGTGATAATCTCCTCTGTCTTTTTGAAGTGAGACCTCTTCTGGTCTCCAAAAGTAACCTAATTGTTGCGTTGTAAGTTTTTCAAAAATTGGATACTTAAAAGAATCATATCTTTGAATACCCAATGGTTGTCCAAAAAACATTGGTTGTTTTTTGTAATCATGTTTCTCGGTGTTGAACACCGTCATTCCTTTTATTTTCTTTTCCACGTAAGGATTATTAAGAGATACTTTAAACAGCACAGGATTCACACTCTCCCTCCTCTACTTGTGATAGTTCGTCAATAAGTGCATTAAGTTTTGATTTTGTTTCGGGTGCTTCAACTTCATCAGTTTTAGCATCATAGGTGTTTTGATAATAGGATGTTTTCCATCCGTATTTGTATGTAGTTAAAAAGTCATTTGCCATTACCGACACAGGAACTTCATTATCTTGATAGTTTTGTGGATTATAAGACCAATTTCCAGAGATAGCTTGATCAAAAAACTTTTGCATCACAGCAACAACATTAATATAACCACGATTAGACTCCATGTCCCAAAGAAGAGTATAATCGTTTTTAAGAGACGAATATTGAGGAACAACCTGTTTAAGGGGTCCTTTCTTTGACTTTTTAATGGACAGGTAGTCACGAGGTGGTTCGATGCCGTTTGTTGCGTTTGACACAACGGAACTGCTCTCCGAAGGCATCTGTGCGGACAGTGTGCTATGTCGTAAACCATGTGTTTGAATTTCGGCACGTAGACCTTCCCAATCATGCTGCAACTCCTGACTACTAACTTCATCTACATCTTTTTTATACGTATCAATGGGAAGAATACCATCAGCATATTTGGTTCTACCAAAATATTCACAATGTCCTTTCTCTTTGGCAAGTTGGTTAGATGCTTTCAGAAGATAGTATTGGAATGATTCAGAAAGACCATGAACGGCATCCCATGCCCCCTGAGAGTCGTATTTGAATCCAAGTTTGGCAAGGTAATGTGCAAGACCAATGAAACCGATTCCAAGCGATCTCCGTGCCTTTGTACAGATCTCTGCTGCTTTGACAGGATATTCTTGGTAATCAATTAGTTCGTCAAGACTACGAACAGAAAGATCACAAAGACTTTCCAATTCATCATCAGATTTAATCTTGCCGACATTTACTGCTGACAGAATACACAGAGCAATTTCTCCATACTCATCATCAATATGCTGTAAAGGATAAGTTGGAAGAGTAATTTCTTGACACAGGTTGCTCATCTCAACTTTATCCTTAAAGGATGAGTGAGAATTGCAGTGGTCAATGTTCATGATATAGATTCTGCCCGTCTCAGCACGTTCTTTGAGAAGGTTAAGAATGAGTTCTTGCGCTTTAAGAGTCTTTTTTGGAATGGTCGGATTTTTTTCATACGAAACGTAGAGATCGTCAAAACTAGGGAGTCCGAAAGAATCATAAAGTCCAGGTACATCATGTGGAGAGAAAAGTGTGATCTCGCCGTCTCGAATAAACCTTTCATAAAACAACTTGCTAATTTGAATTGAGTAGTCAAGTTTACGGACACGATTATCTTCCGTACCCTTGTTATTTTTGAGAACGATAATGTCTTCTATTTCTTGGTGCCAGATTGGGAAGTGGACAGTCGCTGATCCACCACGGATGCCATTTTGAGTGCAGCATCGGACAGTTGCTTCAAACTTTTTGAGGAATGGAATAACGCCTGTGTGCTGAACTTCTCCACCTCTGATTTTACTGTTGATGCCCCTGATGCGACCTGCGTTGATACCAATTCCTGCTCTTTGTGCAACATACCTACCAATTGCCATATCAGAGCTGAAGATACTATCAAGGGTGTCATCAACATCAACAAGAACGCAACTTGCAAATTGGCGAAGTGGGGTTCTAACACCTGCCATGATTGGCGTAGGAATGTTGAGTTTATGTTTGGAGATTGCGTTGTAGTATCGTTTGACATAATCGATCCTCGTTTCTTTCGGGTAATCTCTAAAAATAGTCAAAGCGATCATAATGTACATGAACTGTGGAATTTCGTACAACTTACCCGTGCTTCTATCTTGCACAAGGTACTTATCAACCACCTGGCGCAAGCCTGCATAAGTAAACAAAAAATCGCGATCATGATCAACATAGGTGTTGACCCTTTCAATTTCCTCTAAGGAATACTTAGTAAAAATTTCAGCGTCGTAAACTTTTTGATGAACACAATTAACAATATGAGATTTCAGATCGGGAACTTCCCACATCTTTCCATAGAGACCTTTTCTCAAAGAAAAAAGAAGAAGTCTGGCTGCAACAAATTGATAGTTAGGATGATCTAAATCAATCAAGTCAGAAGCAGAACGAATCAAAATTTCTTGAATCTGATCTGTTGTAATACCATCGTAAAATTGAATTCCAGAGTTGATCTCTACTTGGGAAGCAGAGACGCCTGAGAGACCTTCACATGCCTCTTCAACCATCTTGTGCATCTTTTCAAGGTCAAGAGGTTCAACGCGACCATCTCTCTTTTTAACTTTGATTCCGTTACTCATATTTTCTTCCAGATTGTAAACTTTACTTTTGCTTCTAAACCAGAGTAGACATTTGATTCTACTATATTTTGAACATTGTGTCCAGACAAAACCATATCATTGATGTCTTTTTCTTTTACTGATGAAGGCCAGATGACAACTTTTTGTCCCATTTCGATAATACGGGATATTCTTGATACAATTTGTTGATTGCGTGGTTCGTTATCGTATATCCACACAGGATCACCAATCCCCCACTTACTAATATCAGCATCAGCTCCACACATAGCAATCGAGTTGCATATGAAGAGAGAATCGAAAGGGCCTTCTGTGATGAAAACTGGAAGTTTCTTGTCGATGCTATCGAGTCCATAAATTTTTGGTTCATCTTCACTCAACATTATGGTGATATATTTATTGATAGAATGATCAATTGATCTTCCTTGTAAACCGATTAGTTGATCATTTCGATACAAAGGAATAATAATACGGTCATCATCCCAGTTTGTATCGGAAAAGGTTGGTTTTATTTGATTCACAAATTCCTTAAATCTTTTCACATAGAAGAAGATGGAAGGATCAATCTTTCTTTTAACCAAATAATCTCTTGCTCTTGGTATGTCAGATGCTTTTTGTAAAAGTTGTTTGATTGGATCTTTATCAAATTTTGGTGTAGATGTTTTAACAACTTCTTCCACAACCAATGGAGTATTTGTTGTAAAATTCTTCCCAGTGAATCCATTTTTGAATTTCTCTAATGTGAACTGCTTATGCAACTCAACATCAATTTGTTTGAGAAAATTATTAAATGATAAAGAAATGCCACAATTGTGGCACTTGAAGTTTGTGTTGTTTTTTACTACGTAGAAATAACCCCGTGCTTTGTTTCTATTTCTTTGGGAGTCTCCACAAATAGGGCATCGAAAGTTATATAGATTTGACTTTACCCTTTTAAACTTTGCAAGACGCGATGATAAAAGTCCAATATATTTGCTATCGATTTGATTCATTTATAACAGTCGCTACTGGTCTCAGTATAGCACCAGAATCGATTGATATCAATGGTTTAATTGTCTCTAATGTTTTTGGGCTTGTAGATACTAAAAGTATTCCGATTGCTGAGATGGCTGTCCATAATTTTTTTTCGAGCAATTGAATTCTTGAAGTAACCAAGTTGTGGTCGAGGTCCATTTTATCACGGAGTTTGTCAATTTTATCAAATAATATTGAGTCAATTTCCTCTTGTTTCGATATTCTTTCTTCATGGACGGCAAGCATCCTTGACACATTACTATTTACTTCACTTAATTTTTCAATAGCAGCATCTAACTTTGTAACTACTGTTGAAAAATTATCAACTCTTTGTTCTAGCACAGCGACTTTAATTTGGTTGTTATTTGTTTCCATTTCCGAAGTAAGGGTTAAAGTTCATCACCTTACGCATGACTTTTTTTTCCTCCCGCTTCTTTCTTTTTTGCATCAAATGGTCAAGATACTTTTTAACATACTTTTTTCTTCCATCCAATTTTACAGGAGGTTCATCTGGGGGAAGACCAGCAATTTTTCCACCTGATACTGAATTTGTGGGAACTTCCTCAGAAACAGAAAACTCTTGATATAATGCACTTCTAAATGCATCAATAACTCTGTCGATTTTATCCTTTTCCATGATAGATCCTTTGAAGTTCCGAAAGACACTGAATGTCAACCTGTATATCATGAAGACCTGTTCTCTTAGGATACTCAGGTATTCTATTTAAAAATAGAATAAAAGTTTTAACAGTATCCCAAAGGTCTGGTTCTATTTTATAGAACAACATTGGTGTTGCAGCTTCACCAAAAATATTGTAGATGATTATAAAATGATTTAGCAAAAGATGCGTTTTTAATTCCCCAGTCTTTTTATATTTTTTAATCAATCTTTTAATATATTTAAAGTGATTCATGTCTTTATCAAAGTCATCCTTTGATACAGCCTGAGGATTATTATAGTTTTGAATCGCAAAAATCAAAAAGTTTTTTTCATTCAGTTCATCAAAATTCATCACGTCTTTTGCTAATTAATTATTATTCAGGTGTTGGGTAATGGATGCTGTCGTCAGTTGTGATACCAGACATTGCAACAAGAGTTTCTTTCTTAACTCTTAGAGAACCAGAACTATCAACATAAGTGATGATTCCAACCCAACCTTCACTTTCTAAGCGATAACTTGTTGCAGAATCTGCCCAAACATCCGTTCTACCAATACCATAAACAAGAGAATCATAATTGGTATGAGTATGAGAATACTGCGAATCTTTGATTGTATATTTTGGAAGTTGACTTACATAAAACGATGTTCCTGCAACCGCTGCGCCACTCAATCCAGCAGTAGATCCAATTGTCAGTTGGGTGGTGTTTGCGATACCAACGATTACAGCATCTCCAATGAAAATTCCACCGTTGCCGCGAATACCAAACCTAATGACATCACCAGTGCCAGCAGCACCAACTTGACCAAAAGTTGTTGCTGTACCAGTTACGGTTAGAGTTGTATAATTCAGAGATACGGTTCCACCAGAACCAACGCTATCATTATTTCCCCAGAGTGCCATGTCTGTCTTCCGATAAAATTTATTTGCTATAAGATATTTATAAAAAAAGGAGACCTTTACTTTTTGTCTCCTTTGCGTAAAATTAATCTTAAAAAGTTAGTTGTAAAATCTAACAACCCATTCTCTTCAAACCTTTTTGTTTTTGCTAACCACTCAGAAGCAGTCAACAATAAACCAAGGACAATGGTTATTCCCCAGTTAGATACAAAACAGGAAATCATACTTGTGGAGTAAAGAGTTTATCCTTTACTAATTCATAGACAACGTTATCAATGCTGTTATCTGTGCTATCAACATACTTTTTCAGTAAGTCTAAGACAAGATTCTTTACTGCTGAATTTGCAGCAAGTGAAAGAAGAAGTGGTTTTACCACCGCAACTACTGCGCCCATGATGTCCTCCGTGTAAAGAGTATTCCGACCTATTTAGGAATTAATCTCTTGGAGAATGCATCATGTCCTGCGCTCTCTGAGCAGCTGCGCGACGCATTGCTACTTTTTGTGCAGGTGATCTTTGTGCTCCATATTCACCAGCAGCAGGTGGTTTTTGTCCAGGAACTTTTTTCTCCCCTCTTGGTTTGACACCCATTCTACCAGAACCCATCATCTTAGAAACTGCTTTAAACGCAGGACTTGGCTCAGGACCTCTTGGATTTCCTTTGTCCTCTCTTCTTCTTTCATCAATTTGTTCGATATCCTCTGCTACTTTCTTTGCCATTTTGGTGGCAGTAGCATACATGACTTCTTTACCACGTCCAGGATATCTCTTTTCAAAGTCACCAGCACTCTTCTTCATTGACTTTACAATCTCTTCCTTCTTTTTGGTTTCAACAGAAGTCAGAGTCTTTTCTTCAAGATCATACTCAACTTCCTCTGTGGTATGACCAACTGGAATTTGTCCTTGCTGTTGTGCTTGAAGCCTTTGACGATCAAGAGTTTGTTGCTTCATCATCATTTGCTTTTTTTTTGCAAGCATTTGTTTTCTTAAAGCATCGTCTTTTTGCTTCAATTGAATATCATCCTGCTTTGCAGTTGTTCCTGTTGGTGGAGTTGTCTCTCTACCAGGCATTTGAGTTACTGCCTCACCAACATCCATCAATCTTTGTGCTGCACCGTCTGCAACCTTAGAAATTCTTTTTGCAACCCTATAAAGTCCCTTTTTAATTTTCTTTCTGACTCTCTTTCCTTTTTCACTATCATAAGCAGTCTTGCCTTGTGTATAGGCTTTCTTTACTGCACTCTTCATTCTTTCCATTTTGGTTTGCTTTAAACCTGTGGTATCAGTATCATGACCATAAGTAACTTTTGCTTCATTTAAAATTGCAATTTCAATGTCAATTTCTTCAATAATTGCTTTGCGAACTTCAAGAAGATCATACTCTCCTTTAATTTCTTCATAAAACTCTACAAGAGTTTGTTCAATTAATTCATCACTAATGTGATAATAATCAACATCAACAACATCAGAGAAAACACCAACAAATTCTTCTGCTTCCAAAAGTTCACCACCAAGATTTTGAGCAGATTCACCCATTGTTGGATTTATCTTAATTTTATTTTGAATTTTTTTCTCTTTAACTTTCTTTTTATTGTCATCGAGTTCATCGGCAACTTCATTTAAAGAATCTCTCCAAGAATAAAACTCTTCTTTTCTAGTGGCAATTGCTGCACCACGAACCTTACGACGATTTAAAAGATACTTATCTGTCTTATCGTGGTCTCCATCATTATCAATGTCTTTGTCTTCACGTCCAACTGGATCAAGTCCTTTTCCTGCCTTAACTTTTGAAGTATATTCTCCTCTTTCCTTTTCGCCCTCGTATGGTTTACCATACTTTGTCATTTCAACAGAAGAAATGTTTGGATTTGAACGAAGTTGTGTAATCTTTTCTCTGGTTGCATAACGAACATATGTCTTACCAGATTCTTTGTCTCTTACACGAACCTGAAATTTTTGATCTCCTGCTTCTTGAATTTCTTCGACTTCCTCAGCAAGACCAAGTTTTTCTTTGACTGCTGTTTTTTCTTGACCAGTCATTGAACTCTTTCCAGTGTATTGACTGAAAGCCTGTTCCAGTTCAATGCCTTCTCTTCTTGCACGATAACGAATATCGTAAACTGCTTGACGAACTCTTTTTGCAGATGCCTCTTCTGAGGTTCCACCCTTTTGTACTTTTTTACCTTTTCCGTCACCACCTGCTTTGATTTTTGGTTCCAAAACTTCCGCAACATAAACGGCAGAGATATCATTAAGGATGTTATTTGACATTGTTCAACTACGTAGTCTTTTTCTTATACTTATTTATGAATTCGCGAACATTGGTCTGTTTGTAACCACTATACGGTTTTGCACCAGGTTGAAGATTTGTTTTATCTCCCCTTTCAAAACCAGGAGTCATGTCTACCGCATACTTGAAATATCCACCAGTTCCCACAAGTGTATTTGGTTTTCCAGAAACTCTCATCTTTCTTTCCATTCTTTTTTCAGTATATTCCATAACGTCTCTAATCCAAGATTTGAACATGACATTATTTTCAGTCACACAAATCAAATAATTTGCTCCACGACGAATAATTTTTCCAACCAAACCAGTGTTGAGATTTTCAACCATCTCACCAACTCTATAAATTTTCTCTTGAATATAATTTTCTCTAAGGTTATTCCAATCAAACTTTGGAGCAATCTCCCAAAGATTCCACCCCTCATCAACTTTCATTGACTTACGAATAGTCATGTATAATTTTCTAGCGGCTTTATCATCAAGTGCTTTTGGAACACCAGTTCTAAAAGCAGCAAAATCACCTTCCGCTGCAACTTTACGAAGTTTTGATGCAGACATTCCTTCTACACCTTCTGCATCAGGATCTCTCCCACCAGCAGACACCACATTGATGTCTGCAAAATCATAAAGATCACCATTATATTTTGTTGCAAGTTTTTCAAATTCTACTTGACGATCTGATCCAACAACAATATTAACAGATGAGTATCCATCAGCATGTGCTTGCTTCAAAACATCAAAGATAGTTTTTGATGCAGCATCGTTCACAATTCTCTCACCATGTTTTGGATACATTTGTCTCATGTACGAAATTTTTGTATCTGGGTCAAGAGGATTTTTTTTAGGATCCTCAGATCTTGATGGATATATTTTATATTCCCCCTTACCAGCAACGTCAGCAACTTTATCTAAAAGTTTTTCATGACCAACAGTTGGTGGATTAAATCGACCAAAAGCAATCGTAAGTGCTCCTTTATCTTCTACTTCTGCCTCTGGTTCTTGCTGTTGAGGAGGTTGTGTTTGAGTTGCAACAGGTTGTTGATTTGCATCTGTCCTTTGCTGTGGAGGATCCTGCTGACCAACTCTTTGATTTTGATTAAAGAATTTTAATTTACCAGCCTCAGTTTTTGCAACGAATTCTCCATTCTTATCGTACCATCCTCCATGACCATCACCAGTCAAACCAAGACGAGTCGCTTGCATAACAGCAAGAGACTTTGATGCCTCGGATAGAAATCGTGAAAAACTCTTCATATTTTGTATTGATATACTTTTATTTAGTGTTTAGTATTTACCTATCAATAACACACTTTTGATACATCTGTTGTTTAAACTCGTCAGATAAAAATGCAAAAAATTGTGGTTGTGATTTAAAATCGCCTTTATATCTTAATTCCAAGTTTAAAATAGTAACTCCATCTTTTTTTAGTTTATAAAAACACTTAGCAGCCTTAGCATTTAATTTTTTTTCTCTGTCAATTTCCATTACATATGGTTTACTATTTCCTGCCAGATCTGAAAGACCACATAGAATAGAATGTTGAGGAACAACAGCAGCTGCAACTAATCTTGGTCCACTACTTTTTGAATAATCTGCATATCCAGTAACCAATGCAAACTCAAAATGATAATCACCAATTTCTTTTGCACGAAGACGAGTTTGCATTTTTGTTTTTAAAACAATGTCAATTAAACCCTCGGCAAAAATATTTACATTTTTTGAAAGAATTGTATTAAAATCTTTAAATAATTCACAGTCAGGATCAGACAATTCATTGTTAATAAATGCACGTAATCCATCAGAGGTTTCTTCATCTAATGAACCTGTTCCAGTTCCTTTCAATTTTCCTTTGATATCGGATAATTCAATTGGTTGAATAGAATTATTATTTCCTTTTAAATTAATAAGAGCTCTTGTTTTATTATTTACCTGTACTGTTGCGTTCCATATTTGCTCATAAGTCATCGTCTCCAATCCATCAACATAAATTATTCCCTGCTTTTGAGCCCTTCTCATGAGTTCTGCAAAATATCTAGCACGAACATCAACTAATTCTTGTTTTGTCTTATTGAATGCTGGACCATTCAAAAAAGTATCAAATGCTTTATTAATTAAAGTTGGATCTGCTCCCTTTGCATTTGATTTTTTCTTCAATGATATTCCATAAAATACATCTTCTTTAACTTGAATTACAAGATCAGAAGAGTTGTAATCGAAGTTGTCAGATTCATTTTGTAATCTAAATTTTTGTACGGTTGGGGGCCAAGTTGATCCCGTCATGAAAACTTTTTCAGCGATTGAGTCATTAAATCCATCCATGTCTTTGATGAATTTTTTAACTCCAATTGCAGCAGAAAATCCAGCCACTACGTTTTTGATCAAATCAGTTACATCCTTATCCTTCATTCCTCTTGGAAGATCAAACATACCACGATAAACTGCGGCGGAGGATCCATATTCAACCTTTGATCCACTAGCAACTTTTTTACCCTCATTCAACCAAGCTAGAACAGATGCACTGTTACTACAAACTTGTTTCATTTCTATTTCATTCATTGTTAGACCAACTGCACAAAATATTTCAGATGGTTCTAACTTAGTTTTTTTTTCAGTAGATGAAATTGGCATCGTTAAAGCATTGTTATCGACTCCAACTATTTAGAAGTGGAGGATATCGGACTCGAACCGATGACTTCATCCTTGCAAAGGATGCGCTACTACCAACTGAGCTAATCCCCCAATCAAAACATTATAAAACCCACTCAACTAAAAGTCAAGTGGGTTAGAGCAACCTTTCGTGGTTATTTATCAGCGAACGTTCTTAGCATACCACTTCTCAAAGTCCTCTCTACGCTTATCACCTCTTGGGGGCATAGGAGTTTTCTCTCCACGAACAGGAGCATATTTCTTTGCCTGCTCTCTTTCATACTTCTCTGGGTTCTCACGAGCGTATTGTGCTTCACCAATAACAATCTCAATCGCTTCCTCATCAATCACATTTGCCATCATCCACTCTGCTTCTTCCAGAGTTTCTGCGTATCCTTCTACTTGAAGGAACTCAAGAACAATATCAAAGATATCAAGTTCTTCTTTCTTTAGATTTGCTTTGCGGTATTGTAGTTCTGTGCGTTGTCCGCTAGTCATACGACCTTGACCTTGAGGTTTCTGAGAACCACCAGCAGGATTAGGACCAGTATTTACTACACCACGATAAGAATATGCAGCACCACTCAACTTAGAGGTTCCAGAAACCATCTTACCAGCATTAGAACGCGAGTCCTGATACTCAGTTTCCGACTGTCCGTGCTTACCTTTGTAGAGTTCATCAACGTTCTCTACTTCTTCTCTATTCAACCTTTTTGCTGCTTGCTTATCATAAAGTCTTTTTGCTTGTGCTGCTTTTCCTGCAGCACCTTCTCTATCACCAGCAGCAGCAAGTTTGCCACGCTTAATGTCCGCTGCCTTTGATGCTCTAAGAGCAAGGTCAGCAGAGACTTCATTAATCTGCTCAACTTCTTCATCCATTTCTTCTACATCTTCTTCGTCTTCCTCATCTTCTTTTTTGGAAGACTTTTTCTTAGTATCTTCTTCCTCTTCTTCTTTTTCGTGCTTTGCTTCTAAAATTTCCTCGGGAGAATAAACTCCCATATAGGCTTCGAAAAGTTCTCTGTAAAGTTTACTGTTCATTTTAAATCATTTTAGTTTCCTAAAATGTATTTATTAATTTTCAATTTCTTCGTTTACTTTTTCTTTATTAAATCCAAGAGTAACTTTCTTTTTTTCAGATCTTTTTTTCATCACAAGACCAGCAAGAGATTCCATGACTTTTAAAACATCTTCGGTTTTGCAACCTTCACCCAACTCAGAGGCAACAAAGTGAAACTTTGGAAAAAATTCCTCTGCTACCTCTTTATATTCTTCAAGAGTAATTGGTTTATCCATTTACTACTTCCCCAATTGATTGATCAAGATTAGTGATAACTTCTCGAATTTCAATAATACGTTCAGGAACAATTGCTGTATCTATTGTATAACCTTTTTGGCAATCAAAAAGAACCTGACGAACAGCGGCGGCGGAACGTACATCCATTTTAATTGTTACTTTCTTTTCCTTAGTCATAGATCTCCCTTTACACGATTTTCAGAACGATAAACATCAAATGCACCCTCAGGATAACGAGCACTCAGTTTCTCATAATTCATTTGAAGAATTTCATCAAAGTTGGTATCAAGAGCCATACATGCCTGAGCAAGATACCAACAGATGTCTCCGAGTTCACGCTTTAAATGAAAAGCATTTTCTTCATTGTATGGTTTACCTTGAAGGAAAACTTTCTTAATCACTTCTGTAAACTCACCTGCTTCGGCTGACATTCCAAGAGCAGCAGTTAGAAGACGAGGAACATCTGCGTCTGCTTCAACATCAAGTTGAGTCATGCGAGAAAGAAGTTGTGCCAAATCAGTGCTTGCTGGACTTGTGGTCTGGCGAACAAATTCAATATATTTTTGAGTATCAATTGCTTTTGTCATACTTTTATAAGTTGTAGTTCACTTTCTTGTAGTTTATTTTGATGCCGTTTAAGTCTTTGGGGTTCTTTCGGTTTATCTTTTTCAACGGGAACAATCTCATTTGTAGGTAATGCTTTTGGAATTTGAATATCTACAACTTGTCCCATCAAAAATTGATTTCTCGTAATTGTTCTATTTTGTGGATCAAAAGATACCATCATTAAAGCATCAATTTCATCAGCACAATCACAGATTTTTCTGCCAGATCTTTTGTCAATTACGGAAAAATAATCTTCCGAGTTATATTTCAAAACTTGAATCCCCCAAACTTATCTTTTAATGTGGTTTTCTCTTCGTCATCATAGTCGGAGTTACCCATGTTGTCAATCATATCATTTTGTGCAACTTGTTCACAATCAAAAAGACGCATCTTGGCACGATCAATACCAACCACAAATCGTTTGTTAACTGTTGGATCATTGTAACGATTTTTCAACTGCTTCACCATAATCTGCCCCAACTGTTCCAGTTCTTCTGTACTAATAAGGGCAAACATAAGATCAGCAGTAGCAGGGAGACCAAAGGACTCGCTAGTATCAGTGATATCAACATCACTGTTACCATAACCTGAACGAGTGGTTTGTGTGGCAGAAACGATTGGTACATTTGCTTCAACTGCCAATCCTCGTAGCTCTTCTGCAATCGCCTTAATATACGAATATGAATTAACAGTGCCGTTTCCGCGATACCGTGAGGAAGCACATATATTAAGGTAATCAATGAAAATAATATCAGGTCTAAATGACTTTTTGATAGATAACTCATTTAGTAGTGCCCGAAAGTGTCCGACATGTGCAGAAGCAGTCGGATATTCTTTAATGATTAAAGAACCCTGAGTCTTCTTAGCAATGCTATTTACTTTATTTTCAAACATTGATTTTGGAAGTTCTCCAATCTTTTGAATATTAAGATTTAAAAGATTGGCATCAATTCTCTCAGCAATTTTTTCTTCTGCCATTTCACAAGTAATGTATAAGACATTCTTACTTTGAGATAGAGCAGCTGCGGCAACGTGACACATAAACAAAGATTTACCAACGCCAGTGCCAGCAAGGGCAATGTTTAGAGTTTTATTCGGAAGGCCACCCTTCGTAATCTTATTAAAAAATTCTAGATCGAAAGGAATTTTATCTTCTTTGCGATGATAGTATTCATATCGACTTTCATAGTCTTCAAGATAATCGTGACCAACCTGACTATTAAAACTTACAGAGAGGGCATCAGAGAGAATTGAAGGAATTGCATTCCTTCCTCGTTTCTCATCTTTACCGTCAGCAATTTGAATTGCATTCATCAGAGCAATATAAATTGCCCGATCACGACACCATTTTTCAGTAGTGTCAACCAACCACTCATCATTAGATTCAACTTCTTCAAATGAAGAAACACATTCAACTATCTCTCTATATGAGCTTTCGTTAATGTCAGTTCTATTCTCAATCTCAATCAAAAGAGACTCTTTATTTGGAATCTGATTATACTTTTCTACAAAAGAAAAAATTTCTTGAAAGATGACTTTTTCTTTTAGTTCTTGAAAATATTCTTCTTTGATAAACGGTATAACTTTTCTTGTATACTTTTCTTTTTGTAGAAGATTATTGAGAACTAAAAGTTCAACTTTCTCCATAACTAAATTCCTTACGTGCGATTTGATCAAGTTGTTGCATTACTTCTTCGGTGAAGTATAGTTCAGGTTCTTTTAGAATCTGTTTGGCATAAATCTTCTTGCCTTCAATCTCATAACGTCCTGCTACATTCTTCCAGAGTCCACCAATCTCACCAAGTTCCAGAAGACCATAATAACGATCAAGGCCGCGCTCATCATAATAAAGACGGATCTCAACATCTTTGTTCTCCTTACTCAAACGCGATTTAGCAGTCTTAGCCTTGATAATATTGCCGACCACTTCTGTTCCATCCTTTTCTTTCTTTTTGCTGAGATAGATGATCGTAGATGCTGCGTATTTGAGTCCAGAACCTCCGCCCATTTCTTTCGTTGGTACGTAAGCTCCGATGACATCGTATGTATGATTTGTGACAATGAGGGGAACATTTGCTTGACCTAGTTTGAGTGTGAGCATTCGAAATGCACCTTTGACCAGTTGGGATTTGGTCATATCACGAACTTGTTTGTCGTTCAGTGCATCGGTAATTTCTTTCTCAGTAGAAAGCATACCCAAAGAGTCTAACACAAAAATACAAGGTTTGCGTTCTTCTACTGGTTTTTTAAGATAAATGTCTACTGTTTTAAGTGCCTTACTGCGAAACTCTTCTATGGTGACAACATTAACCACGATAAGACGTGATGTGTCAATGCCCCGTGATTGCAAGAGAGATTTAGTAATGGCAGCCTCAGTATCAAAATATAGACAATAACCATCGGGGTGAGTATCAAGAAAATTCTTAACCACAGCGAGAGAGAAGAAAGTTTTTCCAGTAGAAGACTCACCAGCAATAGCAGTAATCTTATTCCCAGATACACCGCCAAATATGCTACCTGAAACCAATGCGTTAAAAATGTACGAACCTGTGTCCACATAAGTTTCAGTCTCGTCGATGTCTGCTGCAAGATGCGTATAATCATCTCCAATCTCTTTTACGATTTCTTTAAGGAATGTTAATCCAGAGTCAGTCATTTTATCCGCCATTCTACAAAAGATTATACTACAAAATTTTGGTGCCGTCAAATATTTTGAGGAACGGCACGATATCCTTTATGTGACGTTATTCCTCTTTTATAATGGTGATAAAAAAAGAAGTGTCAACCCTATGCTACCATCCCATAATCTTCACGAAGTATTTTTTTATAAGGTAAACCTTGGTCTTTAAGTTCTTTCACCAGTTTAAGTTTTTGAAATAATGCAGTGTCTCCACCCAGAGCCATAGCATTTACAATCGTATTCAGTTCTTCATCAGTAATAGGTAAATCCATCAATTCCACCTCAGTGTATCCAGATATTTTAACACATTTTCTCGAACATCCATAAGCTCATGAAAACATTTTTGATCATGTGCTGCTTGCCTAAGTTCATTATCTGGTTTAAGTACAGACTCCATAAACAAATCCACTCCCTTATTCCATTTTGTCTGTTTTGATTCTGCATCATATACTGTGTATTCATTATTCATGAGAAAAAGTCCTCCAAAGAAATTTGTTTTTCGGATTTCCATCCAATTGCATCAAGTACAACTTTAAGTGGATCTAGAAAACCTTTGTCGAATTGCATGTCATAATTAACATACTTTTCTATGCCTAACTCCCTCGGAAACTCTTGAATAAAAGAGAATACATTTTCATATATTGGATTGGGAGTTTTTAAATAGCAAAACTTGATCTTTTCTCCATTTTGAATAAATGAATACTTGGTATCAAGATTCTTCATTTTTATATAGTGATTATACAACAAAGCTCCTCTGGCGTGAATAGGTGTTCCTTTGTTATAAATTATGCTAGTTGATCGATGCTTGTTTACATCACTAACTGTTCGAGGGAAAGAAATTTCTTCTGGTGTCATTTTTTTAAAATCAGATCTACACCTATCAATGAAATCAATCAGATCATCTTCGGTAGAAGACATGATTAACTTCAAAGCATCTTTAATCATTTGACGACATGGAGCAGGTGTTGAAGACTTAACTGCTTCAATGCCCATAATTTTTAATTTTGGTTCTTCATAACGAACACCCTCACTATCCCATACGTTGAGAATATAACGCTTCTTGGCAGTCCAAATGCCACGATCCGCGATGTTCTCTCGTTTCATTTGCATCTTTTGATCATATGCATTAACATATTGCGCCAAGGACTTATAAGCGTTTTCAATATAAGGTTCAAATTCCATCTCACAGATCTTATTAAGGAACGAGACAACGCTCTCAGTAGTTTTTTCTCTCCCGTTGTACACAGCATGTACGAGAGGACCAAGATTGAGGTAGATAGAGTCAGTATCCGAAGCAATAACATAATCAACATTTTCTGTTTTCAAAATTTTATTGATGTGCTGATTCATCTGCATTTCAATCCATCTGATACTTACTTGACCAGATAGAGTAATCGCTTCTGCATTTGCTAGTTTGTAATACCTGAAATACTGATTGCCAATTGCACCATATGCAGAATTGAGAGAGATCTTCTTTGCCATCTGAATATTATTGCATCGAGCAATTTCCTTTTCTAACTCCTTTGTCTTTTTTTTCTCATATTCTTTTTTAGCAGTAATCATCTTCTTTTTGAAGATGACTCGCTCGTTATACATCTTTTCCATGAGTTCTGGAAGGAATCCACGCACATCTTTACGGAACATTGCTCCGTTCGCACAAACTGCCTTGTCCTTATACAGTTCAAAGGTAATCTCCTGGTTCAGGATCTTATCCACAGTCACAGTCGGGTGCCTCTCATCCAAAAGAGTTTCTGGTGAAATATTGTACTGCATAATAAGGTGTGGATACAGTGAGTTCAAGTCAAAACTCACCACCCAGTCATACTTACCAGGAATGGGTTCTTTTACATAAGCACCAGCATACTTCTCATTTTTCTCTGTTCTATCTTTCGGTGGAATGACGATATCTCTCTTTTTGAGATAGTTATAGATGATATTATCCCACATGCGAACTTGATAGAACACATCACTATAATTAACTTTGGCATCATACGCCATCGTTAAAGCTAATTCAATCAACTTCATCTTGTCTTCCAAACGGTCAACAAGTTCCACGTCAACGATGTTGTACTCTACAAACTTATTCCAACCTTTCGTATAAAAATCTTTGAAGGTATCGAACTCAGAGTGATCCAGTTTTTTCTGTCCGAGTTCTACGTTGGCAATGTAATCCAATCGATATGATTCTTGTGCTTTGTACGTGAACTTTTTGTACAGATCTAGGTAATCAAGTTGAGTAACTCCACCAATATCGAAAGCAATATTCTTACGACCAGAAATCCACACCTCTTCCTGTGTTACCAATCCCCAAGGAGAAATCCGTTTGAGTACTTTTTCACCAAGAATGCGATTAATTCTTCCACAGATGTATGGAATATCATAAAGTTGGACATTCCAACCAGTGATTACTTCTGGTGTGTGAGTTGCCCACCATTCCAAAAAGTTTTGCAAAAGAGATTGCTCACTTTCACACAAGATGTATTTGGCATTGGGGTTTGTTGATTTAAAAGGTTTTCTTCCCCAAGTAGTAATCTTTTTAGTTGAATAGTCTTGAATAGTAATCAAAAGCATCTCTTCTGAACAAGATTCCGTATTAGGGAATCCATATTCTGATTGAACTTCAATGTCAAGAGTAATTAGATTGATTTTGGTAATATCAAACTTAATTTCATCTTCTGGATATTTTTCAGAGATGTATTGGCATACGTATCTGTCATTTCCATAGATTTCAAATCCTTCTACATTATCATATTTCTTATAGAATTCTCTACAATCTCGTACAAATCCTGGTTGAATTGCTTCAACATGCTCACCAGAAAGAGTCTTATGCTTTGTTTTCTTTTTTGACTTCACAAAGAGAGTTGGTTTAAACTCATCTGTGGTCATGAAACTTTTTCCATTTTCATAACCACGAACAAGAAATCGATTACCAACCATCTGCACATTAGTATAAAATCGCACTAGTCAGTTACCTTCTGATATCGTTCAAGTAGTTTAGTATTTGGTTCCGCAATTGTCAAAATTTTATCAGAGTGAATCATAAACTCACTTTGAGATGTAAAATCTGACAACCAAGGAGTTAATGTGCCATCAATTAAATTGACACAAAATGGATTTATAAGTTTACAATCTGGTTCGCCCAACTCCGAACCAACTTCATCAATTTTAGAGATCAGCGTTTGATTCGCCAGAACTAATAGTTTTATCATCTTTCAATACCTCATTAATGTACATGTTGCGAAGCTTATCAACTGGTTCAGTCATCGTTACAACCCAGTCAACATTTACTGGAATTTTAACATTCTTAGAAAGTGGCATCCAGGGAAACATCTTAATTTTGAATCCCTTAGCTGCCTCATCCCGAGTAACTCCCTCAGTATCCATGAGTTTTACGATACAAGGTTTGGTTAAAAAATATCCAATAGTTCTTTCTTCAATAACCATTTCCTCAATATCTGCGATAATGTCTTCGCCAGACTTCATCAAAACCAATTTAACTGTCATGATTTTTGTTATTTTCCATCACATTTTAGCAAGAAAAAAAGGAGGAGTCAACCTGGATTTTGCCAGGGACTCCTCGCGCCGACGATATTCAATTCTATTTAGAGATAATCCTTTCGTTTATGATGATCAGGAACAATTCTACCAAGAGTAATACTCAAAAGACCATCCTCAAAATCAACTGATCTAACTTCCGTATCATCAGAGAGTGTCCACGAACGTGTAAAACTCCGTTGAGCCAAACCCTTATGGAGATAGTTGGACTCCGTTTCTTTGTCTTCTTTCTGACCTTCAACGAAGAGTTTACCGTCTTGGGTGTACACATAAACTTCTTTCTTTTTAAATCCAGCAAGAGCAAGTTCAAGTCGTGATTCTACGTTGCTGACTTGAACTAAATTATATGGTGGATAGTTAGTGGTTGTTTCGTGCAGATGGAAAAGACGGTCAAAGTATTCATCCATTCCGATTGAGTTGCGAGTAATCTTCTCCATCAGGGCAGGAAGATCCGCAGCGGTATAACGCATGAGATTAGTCATTATGGTAGCTCCTTTTTAAAGCGAGTTTGTGTTTTGTGGACCCTTTCGGCATCCAATAATAATTATAACACATCACAAAAAAAGACGGATATGAAACCCGCCCGTAAAAGTGTGGTTATTCCTCCACCTTTTTAGTTTTTTTACCAATGTTGTATTTTTGTTCCAGAATCCACTCGTTCTTTTCTTTGTAAGAAAGAACTTTGATCTGATTGAGTGGTGCAATATCAAAAATTGCATCGGGTTTTACAATATCAAGTAAACCCCAATCAATTAGAAGTTTTGCGATTCTATTCCTTCTTTGAACATCATTGATGGTTAAGTTTGCATGTTTACCATCAAGAGCAAATAATTCTTTGAAATGTACAATGTAATACTTGCCTTGCTTATGAAGAATGTGGCAAGATTGATAGAGTTTTTTTTCCTTTCTTGACGCAACTCCAATACGAGTCAATGTCTCACGAACTTTCAGAAAATCATCAGGTTCTCTCAAATTCACCTCAACCATTTGGTCTTGCGACCAGGTAACAGTGGGTTCCACAGTAGTCATCTTGTTCCTCCAACGTCAAGTTTTTTCTTAATAAAACTTATCTGTTCATTATTTAGGATTTTTAGAGCCTGAGATGCTTTTTCATTACTATAACCATAATAACGCTTAACGCATTCTAAGTCATCAATCTTATCCTTACGGAGCCAAGGAGAAAATCTCTTCTGCTTCCTGATTGTATTTAGATAGAAATGATACTGCATATCTTTATCAAGTTGATGATGTAGATTCATTTCATTTGCAAACATGATAGTGTCAAGATATCCAGAAAGACAACGATTAATAATGTATGGGGGATATTCTTTAATATTTTCGGATAAATCTTCTTTTGTAAAATTAATTGAGTTGAGCCAATCTTTCAGTTCCATCAATAAAATTCTCTCATATATCTTTGTATATTCATGCCAAGTTTTTTTGACTGAAGTTCATAATAACTAATACAAATATTAACTTCTTCTTGAGTCCAACCTTTTGGATTTTGCCAGGCACACAATTGCACTTTATTATTAGAGGAATAACTAACTAATTTTGGTCCCGTGTTCATAGTTAAATAACAACAATTCTTTTCGATCTTTTTGCTCACGCATATAGTCACCAACGGAACGCATCGTATATGTCAAATCAAACTCTGCAGCGTTCCAAGTTTTAAATCGGTCTTTGACAAGTTGGTCCGAGTTATAACTCACTAACTGGTCCATATGATTAGCGTCGCAGTCAGCAGCAAACTTATCGTGATCAAATCCTTTGTGCATTGATCCCTTATTCCCATAGAGATTATCCTTAATATCATAAGGAGGATCGAGATACATAAAAGCACCTTTGTTTCCATCCATCAGATAATCGTATGAGTAATTAGTTATACGCCAATTTTGGATTAATTCAGAATACGCAGGCAGTTTTTGGATCCCTCGCATAGAGAAGTTGGCGTTGGATGCCTGTGCTGAAAATGATGAACTCTCTGTAAGACCAGAGAAACTACACTTATTGACAACATAGAAAGCCACAGCACGATCAATGCTTGGCAAACTTTGGTCATTGACCTTCTCCTTACTTGCAAGGAATAATTCTTTTGCTGATGCTGGATTACTATGAGTAGATTTAAGTTCTACCAGACCATCTTTAAGATCATTTCCAAAGATTTGAAGTTGCTGCCAAAAGTTTACCAGAGGTTCATACAAATCATTCGCCCAAATATCTAGGTAGGGATATTTCTTAGTGACATAAATTGCAACACTTCCACCACCAAGAAATGGTTCACGAAATTCATCATAGTTGCGAAGATCTGGAAAATACAATCCCATCTTCTCACATGCGCGAGACTTGCCGCCAGGATACCTTAAAGGAGTTTTAAGAGATTTCATAATCTACTGGATGATATTTTAAATATTCATAAAAGGTAAGTTTCATTTCCTTTTGTGTCATACCACAATGTTTTGCAGCATCAGGAAGAGTCATTTTAGCACGAAATAGACCCTCATTTGCTTCATTTACATTTTCAGGAGTGGTTTTGACTGGCACATCATAAAGAGATGCCTTATTGATTTTAAGTAGTACCATAAGATCAAAGAATCAATTTTTTCTTGTCTGGCGTTGCAATCGCAGAGGGATTTACCATACGCTCAAACTGTTGAGAAATTTCATCAGCAGGTTCAGTCATATACATGATAAAACCTTTTCCAATCTTAATTCCATCACCATTCTTTTTTTCAAGAGGACAGAAAGGAATGAATCCAATAGTTCCATTCTGATTTGGAATTGGAGTAATCCCGTTTTTGATTACCACATATTCATCAGTTTCTTCAACTACGTTACAAACAATATCCTCACCTGAGGATACTTTAATAAGTTTAATATTCATTTGAAGTTACACTCCACCATAATTTCAGTTAACGCCGCCAGAAGATTGATTTCCTGATCGGCAACAAATGCGATTTGATACTGATACTTAGCAATAATGAGCACAGCAGCAGCAAGAGAAGGACCATCGACGGCATTAGGAAGAGCATCGTAAACACGACGCAGTAGTACACCAGGATCATTGTCCAGGTTATTGACACACCATTTACGTACCGAAGGATAGTCTTTTTCTTTAAGACTTTTGAGAAGTTCATTTACAGAAACGTCCGAGAAAGATGCAAGAATTGCTGAGTCAACCTTTCCCCCCACACTGTACCTTTGGCACTCATTAAGGACACGCCGCCAGTCTGGGAAGTGTTTGTTGATGAGTTCGACAAGAACTTTTTGATCATACTCAACACCTTCTTGCGTAAGAATAGTCCCGAGACGCTGGAAGAATTGTGATGCAACTTTTGGTTTGTCTTTTGACTTGATACCAAATTCAACCACAGCACACCTTGAATGGAGCGGTTCGATAATTTTATTCTTATAATTGCAGGTGAAGATGAATCGGCAGTTGCCAGCAAACTCCTCAATAAAAGCCCGTAGGAGGAGCTGTACATCGTTCCCTGTGTTATCTGCTTCATCAATGATGACGACTTTGTGTTTAGCAGTTGACGAAAGCGAGACGGTCGAAGCGAAGTTTTTCGCATTGTTTCTGACAGTATCGAGGAATCTACCCTCGTCGGATCCATTAATGACATAAACATCTACTCCCAATTCATTACAGAGTGCCTTAGCAATTGTGGTCTTTCCAATACCAGGAGGACCAGCAAGAAGCATATTTGGTATTTCACCTTTATTTAGAAACTCCTGAAAGGTCTTTTTAGTGCTTTCAGGAAGAATACAATCTTCAATAGTCTTGGGTCGATATTTTTCAACCCACAAAAATTCATCACGCATAGTTATTCCAGGGGTCTCACAAATTCATTACATATGATGGATCCTGCTTCCAGTTCCATCTTCACACGTTCTACACCTTTTTGAGGATCTGTATGATCTCCGCAGGTGAAAACATCACATACTGCTGTTCCTTTCTCTGGCCAAGTATGAATGCTGATATGACTTTCAGCAAGCATAGCAATAGCAGTTACACCTTGTGGTTGAAACTTATGAGAATGCAATGCCAACAAAGTGGAATTACAATCTTTTGATGCAGCATAAAGTGTATCTCGAATCCACCCCTCATCATTTAAAAGATCCGAAGGGCATTCTTTTAAAGTAAAAAGTATATGTTTCAACTATCCTATCCAATCAGGTTTACGATGGGGAAGACGAATATAATTATCGCATACCCAAGGCTTAGATGCAATATACATCTTATAAGCAGTAAATGTATCTATACTGGCATCAAACTTGTATTCTTCTGGCATCGCCCGCACAAAGGGCGTAGGATCCCTCCCAGAGCGTCCCTGTGGGTCAGCAGTGGGAAAGATCTCACGAGCTGCTAGGAGGGTCTGGAAGCACGTATGAACTTTTCCATACCTAGCAGAGTATTCTTGACATAAAGCAAATCCATGAGCAATTAACCATTGCCAATTCATTACAAAACTACTTGCCCAAACAGTACAGGGGTGATTTCTAAAAGCACCCTTCTCTGTATTGTATGGAGTTCCATCTGCTTTTGGAAGAGTTCCAAAACCATGCCCCCAACGCTCTGAGGCAACGATAGAGAGCATTTGACAGGTCTCTAAGGGCATCTTGACTATATGCTTGTCTGGGAGCACCTGAGCGGATTTCCAGGGGTCTGGGTCAGTGACAAAAATGTTAATTGGAGGTTCCTCAACTCAGCGGTATTTTACGCGAACTTGGAATCTGGTTCAAGAGCAATGTAATATTTCAGATCACGATCTTTACTGTTGAACTCTGATAGAAGTTTTTTGGAAATAGAAACTTCATAAGTTCCTGGAAGAATCTTAATATTCTCAACTTTAAAATTGAAAGAAAACTGATTATCATTTTCACCCACAACGATAGAAAAATCGTTAGAGGTATCATTCTTCTTATCACGAACAACAAGTTTCACAACACCAGATTCACCAACAGCAGACAAATCAGGAAGTTGATAAACCGCAGCTGCTTTAAGCAGACGATCTAGTTGTTGAGTTTTCAATTCAAATTGAACATCAACACTTGGAATTGCAATATCTTTGTCGGGAGGAGTAATAATTACATTCGGATCAGAGAAGAAATACTTTGATCGCATCTTACCTTCACTAATTTTCACATAACTATCGTTGGAGAAATCAAGTTCAGGACTCTGGTGCAGGCTAAGACCGTTCAGAAACTGAGTCAGATCATAGATACCAAAATCCTTAGGCAGTTCTTCTTCAATTGTTGCTTCTGCCAAGATGTTTTTCATTACACTAATACTACGCAAGTGATTTCCTTTTTTAAATAGAATACTTTGATTAATAGAAGAAAAATTCTTCAGAAGCGTAAGTGTTTTGTCAGAGAATTTCATTTTTTCCATATTGTAAATTGATTTTTTGGCATTAATATTCTTCAACTATTATTCTTTAAAAGAATATTATTTTTTATAATAGTCATCGAAATTCAGAAAGACCATTATTCTTACGAGAATAGTGACCATCGAAGTGAAGAAGAAGCATAGCATAGTGAATCACTTTAAGCAAATCGCGCTTATTGCGTCCATCCTTATCACCATAACGACTCCCATATTTCAGAATATTGGATTGACAGAAATGTGTTGCAAGATCTTTTGCTGCCATCAAGTCAATTGTTTGAGTATCTTTGTATGCTTCGTTATGACCACAGTAGTGACTTCCATAGGTGCTAGTCACATAATCTTGAACATCTTTGAGAATTTTATCCTCATTGTATTTCCAAAGATGATTTTTAGTTTCACTCATAGTAGCAGGCGTTTTTTCTAGATTAATCATTCCAGTATCTTTATTCGTGGTCATGGTGAATTGATACGGATTTTTAGTTTTATTTTCCCATTGATCAAACGGGCGATTACGATCTTTATCGTAGTATTCGACGGTATGTTTGGTCACGTCTCCAAAGTTCTCAGAAAAAGGATGTTCATCCATAATAATAAAGGGAAGTCATTATTAACCTCCCCCAATTATATCAGAAAGGATTGTCTTGGTCAAGGAGACCTTCAAATCGAATTTCTTCTTTGGGAAGTTGAAAGTCCACATCAATTTTGTCATAGAGTTCCAAGAATGCCTGTTTGGTTTCATCATCAAAGCGGTTCACACACACTTGGATTGCCTTTGCCTTGTCTTGGAAGATAGCATATGCACGAATGATATGAACCAAGCGGCGGGTGCTGATAATCTCTTCAATACCACCATCATAGAACGTCTTGCGGATTACGTCCGACCAATCGCAAAGACGCTTACAGAAGTCACGATCTTCCACGCCAAGATCCAGAGCAACGCCTTCAAGGATCTTCTGCTCAGTAGCAGGGGCAGGATACTCTTGCTCAAAGGTCACAGGGAAACGTTCTAGGAAGGCTTCGTTGAGCACATTAGTTCCAATAAACCGACCATCGTCTGAACCTTTGCCCTTAGTGTTGGCGGTTGCGAAGACATTGAATCCTTTTGCTGGGTTGATAAACTTTCCAATCTTTTTAAGGAAAACTCCTTTTCCTTCCAAGACAGATTGGAGACAGAGAATTTTGTTAGAGGCAAGGTCAAGTTCGTCAAGGAGCAATATAGCACCTCGTTGGAGAGCTTCAATGACTGGTCCATTGTGCCAAACAGTTTCGCCGCCAACAAGACGGAAGCCGCCGATAAGATCATCCTCGTCAGTTTCTACTGTAATATTTACACGAATCAATTCGCGACCAAGTTGAGAGCAAGCTTGCTCAATCGAAAAGGTTTTACCATTACCAGAAAGTCCTGTGACAAAAGTAGGATAAAACAAGCGAGATTTGATAATCTGTTTTACATCTTTAAAGTTCCCGAACGGGACAAAAGTAGTATCTTTCTCAGGAATAAGGCACTGAATTTCCCGTTCGGGATCAATCGAGGGTGCTTGAAAACTACGTTCAATCTCTTGAACTTTTTCTTGGGTCACTTCCAAATTCCAACGACCGCGAGCAGTCTTGTAATCTTCAAGGCGACGAGTCACAGTCTGATAGTTCAGGCCACGAGAGGCACAGAAACCTTTGAGGTCGCCAGAAGTAATTTCAGAACCGTAAAGTTCTTTAATACTTTCAATAAGTTGTTGGTCGTTCACAGAGGACTTGCGAGGCATAACAGGTTTGAATTGGTTTTTTCAACATAGTCATTATAGCAATTAAAAAAGGGTCTTACGACCCCTTTTGTGACAGTTCCTCATCTAGCATAGGAGGATGTTTTTTCTTACAGGCAGCTCTGGCATATGCTCTTGCCATACTATTAACGAAAGTACAAGGTCTTCCAGATTGTTTACAGTATGGACACACTACTCCTTGCGGATCATTCCGAAAAAACTTGATCTTTTCCATCTATGATTTCCTCCTCGGTTGGGAATAAATCTAAATTTTCAGATGCTAGTAGCAAACCTTCTATTGCTCCTTGCACCTTTAATAGATGTTCTTTTAGTAAAGTTAGTTGTTCTTCACCTTCACGAATTGCTGCCTTAATTTGAATTTCTTGGGATTGAAAATTTTTAATCAATTCTTCAAGTTTCATAATTATACAATCAAATCCATGAATTCAGACAGTACTTTCTTATTTAGTTTCTTTGCACCAAGAGACTTAACAAAAGCTTTTTTAATTTGTGCTTTTGTGGCATCTTCTTGGACTTCAAATTCAACACCATTCGATAAAGCAGAAGAAGAGAGTCCAAAGTAAGCATGGTAAGAAGAATTGCGAATCACAATGCTTCGGTTCTTCTTCCATTGTTGACGCAAATTGTCAATCTGCAAACAATCGGATTGATAACGTGAAATAAAATTAGTAAAATCACGACCTTCAAGAATTCGAATTCCTACAAAATTTACATCCTCAAATTTATCACGAATATTTCGAAGAAGAGCTTCTGTCATTCCAGTAAACCCATTGCCAACATTATATGTTGTTCCAAGTTTGCGATCACGAAGATATGTCATACTCATACCATAACGAATAGAAACATGACCAAGATATTCAGAAACTTCATTGGAATAATAAGAAGTTCGTTTGATCTTTTTATGATAAGTAATTCCACAAGATTCACCATCGGTCAAAATAATGCACTGCACTTTTTGAACTTTGAATTCTTTTTTAAACTCAGGAATGATTGAAGATAGGGTAATAATTGATTCATTTAGAGGAGTTCCAGACAAAGTAAGTCTGTCGGGAGTAGGACAAGTAGTGCGGTAACGATTTGCACAAGAGAGAGCAATTCTCCAAATGTGCTTCATTTGCTGATCTAAATCTTTTGCATTAGTCTTTGAAGTGAAAAGATTCATCAGTCGAAATTCTGGCGCAACACAAATTAGATTTTCTTTTTCCTCATATGCTCGCTTATGAGGAACACGAGCATAATTCTCGTCTCGATCATAATATGCCCACTCATTAGTAAATGCATAAACTTCAAAGGGGATATTAACTTTTTTACAGAACCAAAGAAGATTATACATCTGTTTACAAGTATCCAGAAGAACATCACTCATTGATCCAGACCAATCCAAAACAAAAATCAATCCATGATTCTTACCATCAGGAATTACTGTAACTTTTTTGAATAGATCTTCATTATACTTGTAAGTATGAAGTTTAGATGTATCCAGTACTCCACTTCGACTCACAGTAGAGCGAGCATAACTATCAGCAGATTTTCTGCACTCAAACTCTTTTACCAGATAGTTTACCTCTTTCTGAGCAGAACGTTTGAACTCAATAAATTTAGAATCGGCAATATGATAAGAATCAATGAAATGTTTGAAATGTTTTTCATATCCTCGTTCTTTCAAATCATTTTTCAAGTTATCTGCATAAGTCTGAAAATATTTGAAAATGTAATCATGAACTTCTTTGTTTTTAACTACTGCTTTTTTAGTATCAATTTTTGGAATTTCCACATAAACAGTGTCATCAAAAGAGGACTTGTCGGTGAGATTTTCAATCTTGTCACTTAGATTAGAATCAGTTTTGACTTCAAGATCTTCATCATTTTCCCCACCACCATTTTGAGAATCACTTTGAGATTGCTGTTGTTGCGGTTGAGGTTGTTGATTTTTAAGATCACTATCAGATTGTGAACCATTTTGATCATGATCAAGTGAATCAGAAGAATCGTTTTGACCTTGCTGTTCATCACTAGATCCAGAAGAACCAGAATCTTGATTTTGATTTTGTGCCAAAGATTCTTTCTGCTTCTCCTCTTTTTCTTTCTTACAATATTTGTAAAGAATTTCAGCAGCTTTCAAAACCTCATCAAAGGTTTGAGTGTTTTCAATGATATTAAGAATTTCCAATTCTTCATTGGTAAAAGGAATAGCAACAAAGTTACCAATTTTACAATGAAGATTTACACGATCTGCCAAATTCATTTCGTAAAGATTCTCATCTTCGATTGAGAAGAAGTCATCATCACTAAGTTCTTTATACCCTTTGAAAAAAGTTTTAGCCAATCCTGGATACTTTTTCTTCATCATCTTTTCAATGCGAACATCTTCAACGACATTCACAAACTGCTGAGGAACATCAATCTTTTCCCTCCAATCTTCATTTGGAGTAAAGAGAGCATGACCAACCTCATGACCCACCAGAAGGTCATATACGGTCCCAGAAGCACGATTCCATAGGGGGAGAGTCAAAACTCTACGCTCAACATCAAAAGACGCTGTGGGGACTTTACGGTGCTCCACAATGAGATCTTCGGTTGCCAGAAGTCTTGCAAGTTGTCCTTTGATTTCAGCGTTGACGGTCATAGGGTTTCCTCGGTATTAACCTACAATACAACAAGACCCCCACGTTTTGTGGAGGTCATGTGCCGCTTTTTAAAGTGGCTCAGTCGTGCTTTTGCTTGCCGGAGTGCTTGCGGTTTCAATTTCCGCTTCTGCTCCTTCTTGCTGTGGTGTTGCCAGTTCGGGGTAGAGTTGCTCAATGTCCCTCCTGTAAAATCTCCTAAGATTATCTATGATTTTAGCAGACCCCACAACCTTATTGTCCTCATCAGTGTTTAGTTTTTGATATGGCACATCATGAATTTTAAAAGGAATACTAATGATTTCAGATAACCAATTCTCAAAATCTTTACCAAATTTATTTTCAAACTTCCAAATATTTGTTTTATCTGAAATAAAGTCTACTTGATTTCTAAACCAATTTACGGACTCCGTTAAAGGAAAATTTTGAAGTAGGGAATGAAAATACATCTCATCTTCTAACAGATGATCAACATCATTTCCGTGCATTCTTCGAATAAAGATTGAAGAAGAAAAGAATCTATTGATTGGATTTCTAACGATTGTAATATGAGGGATATCTTTTACATCGAAATATTTTTCATACAATTCCCTGTGAAAATGGAGTACTTCTATTCCTTCAACTGATTTCCCAATATTAGTTTGCTCAACTTCAAAGTCATTGAGTCTCAAATTTTCATCAAAGAATCTTCCAGCAGTTCTTGGAATATGAACAAAAAGAATTCTCTTACCTGTTGGTTTATGTCTATAAGTTGGCATTATGCAACCAGATCATTATCATAAAAATATTTAACTCTTGCTCGACGGACCATCAAAAGATCTTCATAGTGCCCTCGATGTTCTTTATCAATAATTCCATTCTTTTTCATATCTAACATTCTAACCAAAGCTTCATGACCATCAATACTAAACTTTGATTCTTTATTGGCAAGAAAATCCAAACGCTTAGATTCAAGTTCTTGACGTTTTTGAATTAGGTCATCAACATCAACAAAGGCACGATCTTTCATTTGAAGATAAACTTCACGAAATGCTTTATTAAGTTCAGTAGCGTTCATAGTTTTTGGTGACAATAATCTGAGTTTAGTTGAAGGATTTAAAGTCGTCAAGTAGAAGAGATGCGACTAAATCCTTTGATTTTTTCAAACTTAATTACTGATTCAAACTTATCAGCAATTTCTCCTTTATGCGAAATCACAAAGATATTAGCATCTTTAATTACAAAACGAATGATCTTTAAAAATTCCTCTGTTCCCACAGTATCCAGTGAGGAATCAAATACTTCATCAAAAATCATGATATTTGTATTTGCCGAATTTTTTATTTTTGCAATCTCTCTCCAAGTAAACAAGAGAGCCAGATCTATTCTTTGTTTTTCTCCCTCGGAGAAGGATGAATATGTAAAGTCTTCATGAATAGGAGATTGAACTACCTCATTAAATTCTTCATCAAGTTGCAGATTAATATAGAAATCCATCATTTGTAGGTACTTATTAACCGACTGATTAATAAGGGGTAGATACTTCTTGATAATGTTGGATTTTACACCACTGTCTTTTAGAAGAGAATATGTATAATCGAGGTAGTCAATCTCATCTCTTTGTTCAGAGAGTAATTTAAATGTGTTATTCAGTTGTTCTTTGAAAGTTTCTAACTTCTCATGCTCAGAACCTCTATTTGCAAGTTTCTCGGTAATTTCTTGAATTTCCGATTCCAAATCTCGTGACTGTTTTCTAAGTCCAAAAATTTGAACGTTGCTTTGAGAAATGCCATTAGTTAGTTTTGTTACCTCTTTCGACAAGTTAAGAAATTGAAGTTCTCGTGTCTCTTCCTCTTCTATTTTAGTTTCCAATTCGGAAAGACCTTCATCTAACTCCCTTATCGAAGAGCTGAGAACTTCAATTCTATTTAACCGAAAATCTTCCTCAATATTTTGAGTGCAAGTTGGGCAAACTGCATTTTGGTTAAAAAAGATACCTTCCTTATCAATATTGTCCTTTTTCTGTTCAATCTTTGCTCGAAGATTTGTGAGTTTCCTAACTTTTGCGGAAGCATCAATATAGTCTTCGAGTTGTTTTTGCTTCTTTTCAATATTAACAACAATCTTTTGAGTGTTACTTTCTACTTCATTTATTTCATTTGAAATAGAATCGATTTTAGTTTTTCTTTGATCGATTCCCTTTTGACCACTTTCTTCAATCTGTTTGATAAAGTCTTTCTGCATATCGACTTTATCTTTTAGAGAATCTTTTTTCAGTTCAAGTGTTTTAATAGAATCTTTTGCACTGCGAATATTCTCTTTGATAAGAACATTCATGGAAGAGAAAATTTTAAGATCAAGAAGATCCTCAATAACTTCTCTACGATGAGCCACAGAAAGTTGCATAAACGGAATAAATGAGGCACTCCCCAGAATTACAATCTGAGTGAAAGATTTATAATTCATCTTTAAAACAGATTGCTCAAACCACTTCTGCTGATCATTTGCAGATGCGTGTTGATCTAATACTTTTCCGTTTTTATGAATCTCAAAAATGTTAGGTTTGATTCCACGACGAATTTTCCATCGAGTATTTCCCACAGAAAACTCAATTTCTACAAGACAATCTTTATCGTTTACGCTATTAAGAAGTTGTGGTTTGTTGATCTTACGATATGGTTTACCAAACAGAGAAAAAGTCAGAGCATCTAAAATAGTGCTCTTACCTGCCCCATTAACTCCAATAATCAAAGTAGTGGAAGAGATTTGAAAATCTACCTCAGTAAATTGATTGCCAGTTGAAAGAAAATTCTTCCATCTAATTTTTTCAAATAAAATCATAATCTTTTTTTATGGGGGGCACAACGATGTCGTTGGGAGTAATAACAGTATACTTATGTTCATTTATTTCGCAAACATGAAATAAAAGTTCATCATCGATTTCCATTACATTAAGATCTGGATATCCATCTTCTTCCAAAAGCATAGCATATCTTGATGCATCATCTTCTTCTTCAAACATGTAGAGAACTTTATCACCATCGTCATCGGCAACAGAAAACGCTCCTTGTTCTTCTCTCCCTTCGATAGTGAGAATATACATTCTAGACTAACTCACACGCCTCTTGGTATATAGATGATATTATACTCTGCAATTTGGATTTGTCTAAGGTAGTATCCGACTCTTCAACATGACGATTAAGAATTGACAAGGTATCTTCGGATTCATATGCTTCCAAATCTACTTTATCATACCATCCAGTAAAATCGTGATTCTCCACGATTTTCATATCAGCAACACCAGAATTGTATAACTTATCAATGAATTTTTCAAAGTTCTTACTATCTGTCTTTTTACGAACAATAACTTTTACAATTTTATTCTGATACTCAGAGGTATTAAACAACTTGTAATTAGTGTCCTCGTAATAAATGCTGGAAAACATTTTATGTGGATTTTGAATGTGCTCATGCTCATAGGTTTCGGTATCAAAGATTGTAAACCCTCGAACATCATTCACATCGTTCCAAAACATTTCATATGGATTTCCCACATAGAAAATTTTTCCATTATCAGATCTAGTATGATAGTGTCCAGAAAAAACCTTTTTAAATTTTTTGAATGGCTCAATATCAATACCTTCTTCCATGACGTGACCTCTATGTGCATAGAATCCATTTAATTCTAAATGCCCAAGAGCAACTTCTGCTTTGGTGGACTTTATGAGTGAAATAGTTTTATCGTAATTTTCGCAATTGATCCAAGGAAGCAAAAGAAAAATTTTACCATTCAGTTCAATTTCATCACACTCATCGTAGACTTTAATGTTGTTATAACCAGTCAATAGAAGAGCAGGAGAATTTACAGAATTCGTATTTTTGTAATACGAATCATGATTTCCAGTGATTAAATAAACATTATACTTAGAAAGAGGATCAAGAACTACTTTCTTAGTCCATTCAAGACTTTGATAATCAATTGATTTACGACTATCAAAAGCATCACCCATGTGAATCACCGTAGTGATCCCCTCCTTCTTTAAGATTGGAAAGAACACATCCTTATAAAATAATTCAAAGTAATCTTGAAATAATTTAGATCCTCGTCTGGCTCCCCAGTGAGTATCTGTAAGAATGGCAACTTTCATCAGTTTCTGAGTTTTGAAGATATAGACTCCTTAATTGAATTATACTCTGATGAGGTGTATCCGTCAACATCTCCGTCCTCAGAAAACACGACTTCGTATCCACCACGTTCGATCATCTTTGCTTTGATCTCCATTTGCTTTTTTTCTTTTTGAATTCTTCTCAAAAATGCGTAGTTAATAATTTGAGTAAAATAAGCAAATGGATTATTAGATTTTTCTGGATCAAAATTGTAAATGTACTGAACACAGTTTTCAATTCCATCACTAATCATGTCCTCTTTGAACATGTAGTTTACAAAATTTGGTTTATATGATAAATGAGTTGCAATTTTTAAAAAGCATTCTCCAATATACCTTGGAATTTGTGGACGGATTGTACCGTTCTCTCGCGACTCAGTAACTTTTTTGCGATACTCAATCAGGGCAACAAGAAATTCTTTGTTGTTAACGTAGTGCTCTGATCTTTTTCTCTTTGTCATTACGCTGTACATATTAGATTAACTAAACTATGTAGATATTATAACATTTAATAATCTAATGTCAATTTTCTTGACACTTTCGAAATATATGAGTAGACTCTCTTTGTTGGGTTTGATAGAAAAGGTTTAGCTCTTCTTAAAGATCTTTTCTAGTAAGTCTTTTGCATCACCAACAGTAGAAATATATCCCATTTTACGATCAATCTTTGGTTGTCTTGCTTTTTTCATTTTGTTAAATTGTCTAACAAAATTTTGATATAGAGAAATAATTTCAATGTCTGTTGATTCCGTCATAGTCATAACATGACGCATATCCAGTAAAAACATATCTTCTGTTGTAGTTTTTAACCAGGGTTCTAATTTATATCCAACAACATTTCCGTTTCTCTCTACACTTTCAATTGTAACTGGATGATCTAAAATCAACATCGTGCGATCATCTTCATCAGACGCAGCTACTTTTGCGAATATTTCTTCACCAGATGTAAGTTTTATTGTAGAGTAAAAATCGTCTTCTATCATGTCTTTAAATTAATTGAAAGTATGTCATAATTAAAATTTTCTTCATTGTATATCTTAACTCTCTCAATAAAGTGATTTAATGTATAATTTTTTCTTGAATTCTTAGTACAATCATCAGCAACATCATAAAGCATTGCTTTTACTTTGTCTTTTCCCTTTCTAAGAACTCGTCCAATACTTTGAAGATTTCTAATTCTGGATTTACTGGGTGAAGCGAAGATAACGTTATGGAGATTTTTAATATTGATACCAGTAGAAAAAGTTCCATAAGAGGCAACGATAATCGCGTTGTTTTCTCTTTCAGTTATTTCTCTCACCAATTCCCTTTCGTCTGCACTTACTCCCCCATGGACAAAAAAAACTTTTCTAGTTTCATCCACAATATTATTTAGTATTTGATATAAAATCTCTCCATGAGTTGCAACTCTACTGTATAATATTAGAGTGTTCCCAGTTAAATCTTTTGCTAAATTTGTAATAAATTTATTTCTTTGTTGATGAGATATAAGATATTTTATTTCATCTTCATAGGTTTCAAAGTTTTGTGGAGTATGTTTTAAAACTAAACAAGTAATATCTAATTTTGAAACATGACCCTTCTCCATCAACTCAGATGTTCTGGTAATCTTGTATGCTGGTCCAAACAATCCTTCTAAGACCCATTTATGCGTCTGTGTGCCGTCTAAGGTGCCAGTGAACCCAAATCTATACTTAGCATGGTGTAAGTTGGTCATAATGGACACCAGAGACTTGCTTTTAAACAAGTGAGCCTCATCTCCAATAACTACATTATACTTTTCAAAAAATGTCCTGGGAAGTTTATAGACAGATTGCCATGTTGTGATTGTAACCGGCATGTCTGTATCTTTTTCTCTTCCCGAATAAATTCGGTGACAATATGTTTCTACATCCCAACCATAATATAGAAAGTCTTTATACATCTGTTCTACAAGACTTGTCGTCGGAACAACTATCAGGATATTTTGTTTCTTCGCTGTATAGTACCTTACGAGTGAATAAATCATCAGAGATTTGCCTGATGCAGTCGGAGATATTAATAATCTTCTATTATGTTTTAGAGCATCGTATACTCCGTCAATTTGATAATCCCTTGGATCAAATCGACAGATAGATTTCATGTAGTCTTTAACTCCATCACGAGATATCATCTCGTTAATTTCGAATGGAAGACCGTAATATTTGTTTTCTACAAACTCGTAAGAGTAGTTGTGGTTATTACAGAAACTTACAAGTTTGTCTAAAAGACCAACATAGATTTGTTTTGTATTTGTGTTATATAAATGTATTTCTCCATTCCAATGCCGATTACGATACTGCGGCATGAACTTTGCACTTTCTAGTTCAAAAGTGAAATGATCTCTAAGTTCATAGTCGATGTGAGGTTCTGCTTTTATCTTTAAAAAAACCTCATTCGACTTGGAAATGATTAAATCCGACATTTACATAATCTATGCTATGAATATTTATTCAACCACTATCCAAGCCCAGCAGTGAATCTCATGAATTCAATAGCATTTTTGATTTGATAATTTCGTTGATGAATTTGTTTGAGAATGTCCTCAATATAATTAATCATCGTATCATAGTAATCTAATTTAAGAGATACTGCCGATAATTTTTCATCAGCATCAAGATACTTTTGCATCGTATCCTTATCACGAATTTTTTTAGGAAAAGGATTTTCTACATACACATCTGGATCTGCTTTTCCTGAAAAATATTCATAACGTTCATGACGAATATTTTTTCTTTGTTGTTCTGCTTTTTTCTTTAACAGAATTATATTATTATAAAGTTCATGATATTTTGCATGAAGAGCTGGAATTTTTAAAGATTCGTCATGCAAATTATCAGGATCCATGATGGAATCTTTAACCCACATCTCTTGAATCTTTTCAAGATCAAAAGTCATAATTTTTTATTCTTCATATCATAGATGTCGTATATAGTATACTTGAAAGAAACTTCTGCTGTAAAGTAGGAGTAGTCCTCTACTGTTGCATCCATCTGCATAGCACTTAATGCGTATGGAAAAATATTTTCAAATTTTACTTGAAACTGTGGCAATTGCTTACTATTCAGTACAACCATTGTTGCATCTGAATAAAGATTTTTTTGATCAGTAAATCCAGTAAATTGTTCTTTTTGTTTTTGAAAGTTATAAATTTCACTTAGACTTTCTGGGTAATTAATACCTCTTATCCACCTTTGTATTTCCATATAGTTGAGAAGTTCTTCATCAATAAGAAATCTAACGTTAAGATCTTCAAAGACTGGTTTATCCCCAGGAATTGGGATATTCTTTAAATAAGTTGGTTGCTCAGCAAATCCACATGATAGTCCTGGTATATTAACTTGATTACCCGTGAATGATACGTATGGAGCTCTGGCAATTGTGAAATTAAATCCAACACCAGAAAGATAGTTTCTGTTTTTGAGTTGTTGATTATCTACACTTCTGGCGGGAGTAATTGACATCTTTTTTGAACTATTTAGAAAAAAACCACCCCCTTTTGGAGGTGGTTGAGATATTATCGCGAATGATTATCAGAAAGCGTAACGAACTTTCAGTTCACCACCCATATCAAATACTTTGGAAAGACCGCCGTACTCGCCAGTCACTTTGGCGTTTACAGAAACGTTCTTAGCAACTTTGGTTTTTACACCAACTTCACCAACGGTCACGTATTCGTTGCGGGTAGAACCAGTATTCCACTCATAACCAGGACCAATTTCACCAAAAACAACAACATTCTTGGCAACATTATCCTCGTAACCGATACGCAGTTCAGTCTGTGCAGACTTATAGTTACCATCAGAAAGAGCGGTTGTAGTCTTGCTTTCTACATAGGGGCCAGCAAAAGCAGCCGAAGCAAGAAAAGGAGTAGCAGCAGCAGCTGCAATAGCGGGTTTAAACATAAGAGTGCCTCTATATTTTCTCGCAGAGTTGTACCTGCGGATGTAAGGAGTTTCGACTAACTCCGTTTTTTATCTGAGCGAGTAATTGAGGCTCAGATATTTAACTTGTATAGTCTAACACTCTTTATGAAATTGTGTCAAGTTTATTAATGTTCGCGAAGGCAAAAAAAGAGGGTCCGTGTGGACCCTCTGATAAATCTTTGTGATTTAGATCACATGAGGTTCTTAACAAGTACGCGACGATAGTAGCGGTTTGCGTTGACCAGAAGTCTGCCTGAACCCTGAGTGGTTCCTTCCGCAAATGGGTTAGCAACAATACCGTAGCGGGTCTTGAAGCCAATCTTTGGTTGGAAGGAGTTCTCACCAACGGCACGAACCATTTGGAGAGGAACATATGGGCAATAGAACAGACCAGCGTCATAAGGAGAAGTGCCCTTATAACCAACAACGTAGTACTGGTTAGCAGCAACGTTTGCTGAATATGGGTCAATGTAGACGCGATACTTACCGTTCAGAGTACCAGCAAAAGTATTGCCAGTGTCATCAACGTTCAGATTAGCGTTGAGTGCAGGGGTGTAATCGAGAACGCCTGCCATGGTGAGTGCAGAAGCAACGTCAGCAGAACAAAGGATGACGTTACCCTTCCCTCTACGAGTTCTTTGTGCAATTGCGTTAGCATCACGCTCGATTTGGAAGATCAGACCCTTGAACTTTTCAACTGACCAACGACCGTTGGAGTCGATGTCTAGGTCAAACTGACCAGCGGTAGCGGTGTTTACAGCAGCACCTTGCTCAGCAACCTTGTAGATGGTTCTGATGATTTCGCGGTTGATCTCGGCAAGAATCTCGGTTGAGAGAATATTTGCGAGTTCAGCCTCAGCATTCAGACCATGAATTGCTTTCAGGTCCTGAGCGAGTTCAAGTGAGTACTCAGCTTTCAGTGCTCTTGACTTAGCGGTAACAGTGACTTTCTCGATTGAGAATGCCATCTGGTTGAACGCATCATTACCTGTATTCAGGTTTTCTGCGTCACCCGTTGCCATGCCCTGACCTACATCATATCCTGTGGAAGATGCAGTTGAAACTGGGTTGAGAACTGATGGGTTGTTACCTGACTGAGCAGTAGTACCCATACCAGCAGCGACGTCGCTGAAACCAGCGGTCTCATCGAATCCTGCATCCTGACCAGAGAATGCGGAATCTGCCTCATCGAAAAATGCCTCAGTACCAGACTGAGTATTGTAGCGTGAGCGCATTGCGAAGATAAGTCCAGTAGGACCACTCATTGGTTGAACACCAGCCAGATCATAAGCGATCAGGTTTGGCATTGAACGTCTGATGAGTGAAATCAGAACTGGGTCAAAACCTGCAACTGGACCAGTTGCGGTTGCACTGCCACCAAAACCGCCAGAAGCGCCAGCGGCGTTAGCGGCGTTGGTAGGAACAGCTTCTGCTAAGTATCCAGAACCTGTTTCGAAAGCATGTTGCTCTTTTAAAAATTTTTCTTGGTTTTCCAGCAGGACAGCGGTGACTGCTCTTCTATGCGAATCTTTGATTTGGTCAAGACCTTGATAGTCTAGAAGAGGTGCCCACTTTTCCTGCAACTGTTCGGAATAGAACATTTGCGTGTCTCCTAAATGTTTAGTTTGTTAATGTTAAATTCAGACTTTTTTAGCAACTGTTGAAAGCACTTTCAGGTATGAATTCATATCAGTAGAGTAAATAATCTCTGCTGGTACTGACTCAACACCCTCAGACAGTGTTTCAGTCTTTGCTGTTGCCGAAGGCACTGTTCTGGTTGGGAAATATGACTCCCTCAGTGTCTTCATTTTCTCACGATATGCAGTTTCGCTTTCAAACTCTACACTTTCAGCAAGTGAGGCGAGCTTCTCTTTCTGAGTGTCTGCGAGACCCTCAGAAATTGCTTCAAAGATTCCATCAGCAACCGCCTCTGCGAGACGCTTGTTGAGTGAGATGTTCTTCTGGATTTGCTCGTTGAGTTTTGTTTCCATCTCATCAAGTTTGTCTACCATATTATGGAGTACATCATATTTTTCCTCAGGGATTGTTACATAATGTTCTTCAAAAAGACCCTTCATTCCAGCAAGGAATGATTCGGTCATCTCAGATTTAATGCCATTTTCAATGGCAAGTTGATTCTCAGATACCCATTCATCGGAAACGTATTCCAGATAGGAATCAACACGTTCGATGAGGGTATCCTTCATCGCTTCAACTTCTTCGATAAGTTGTCTCTCATATCTTGCTTCAAGAGCTTCTCTGATTTCAACAACTTTTGATCTCAGAGCAGCTTCGAAAATTGTTTTTGCTTTCTCTCTAAACTCCTCGGAGAGTTCTTCACCACCAAGAAGAGCGTTAACATCTTCCTCGACATTAACTTCATCGCTGATCTCGATTTCTTCTTCGACCAGATCTTCATCTACTTCTTCTTCAACAACTTCATCAACAATTTCTGGCGATTCTTCAATAACCTCTTCCTCATCTACCTCAGATTCTTCTTTGTTCATCTTTGGCATTGGGTCAGCAGGTTTTGCGCCCTTGTTTACGATGTCCTTGACGGTTTTGAGTGAAGGTTCTCTCAATTTTGCAGAATCATCATCTGGCTTATAATTCTCAGGTGTTGGGCCGCCGAGATCTTCGACGCTACCTAACTGAGAACCATCATTTTGCAGTTTTGGCATGGAATCACCAGCTTTCGCGCCAGCATTTACTGATGTTTTTGATTGCTTGCCCACTGCTGTCTCCATCTCTTGTAAGTTACCACCAGACATTTGAAACTCTCCGATTTACCTGTTTATAACTATATTTATTTATAAATTAAAGATTTGCGAGAAAATCGTTGAAAAGATCCAACTTTTTCTCATCTAATTGTTTTTGTGCAACCAAGGTATTTATTGTGTTTTTCGTTGATACCATTCTCTTTTCGCGGAGAATGCCACCATCCCAAACCCATTCTTTACCTTCCATAATGCCTTCAATAAAAGCATCTGGGGCAGATGGATCTGCAACAATATCTGCTGCTGTTGCTAACATAAAGTCATCAGAAACAATATTAACTCCCTCTCTATTGACAGAAAGAGAACCAATTCCTCGGGAAGAAACACCAAGTTTTACTCCTTCCGAAAGAAGTGACTCTGCAATTTTTCCCATTGGAGTTGATAAAATTTTTGCCTTACCAATATAATTACTTCCACTTTCTCTAAGGGAAACAATTTTATGAGAAACTCTATCTAGATTAACAGTTGGTCCATCTGGATGACCAAGTTCACCAAGAGCTCTTCCTTTTTCAATATAAGTTTCGTTGTATCTACCAACTTCACGGCGGAGCGTTTCCATTGGATACATACGTCCATTACGGTTTTTAATATCACCTTGAAGGAATACACCTTCTATGTAAAGTGATTTTTTACCGTTACGGGATTCTACGATAACTTCTACGTTTTCGATTTCTTCTCTGATGAGTTTCATTTTAGGCTTGTCCTGAAATTTGAACTTGGTGAATGTAAAGAACTCCTGTTCCAGAAGCAGTTCTTGCTGCTACTTTAATGGACTTTCTTGCAACGCAATCTTTATCAGTAAACGCCGCAGTAACAGCACTTGAATCGTGATCAACAGTAATTCTTGTTGAATAAAACCCACCAACATTAGAAGTAGTATTCACCGAAATTACACCTTTATGTGTAAAATTAAAATCACTCTGAGTTCCACCAGTTAAAGATAAGTAATCTCCAACATCAAATGGTGATCCAGTCCCCTCAGGAAAATGTAAAATAGTTGTTGCACCAGTAGTAATACCAACAACTCTTTGAGAAGCTGGTGACAGTGCCAGAGTTTCAGAAGATCCTGCTGGAATAAAAAAGTCAATAACATCTGCTGTTGGTTCAGTTCCAATTGCAACATTTGCACCAGAAGTTACAGCAGTTAATCTGAGAGTATCAGATTGAACGGAAATTGCGGTAGACTTTGCGCTTGTTACTGTTATTGCAAATGATGTGCCAATACCTACTGGTTTAAGTGCCATTATTCTTTGTACTCAAATATATTATCTATTTATCCTTCTGTGTCTTCTGCATCAAACTCAAACATTTTAGTGGCAACCTCTGGTTTGAGTGCTTCGATTTTATCTGCGCTCTTTGCAAATAAAACGTCCTTAATATAGTCACTAATTTGTGATGGACTTTCGTCCGCAATAATTAAATTCATTAAATCATCCATTGTGTTGCTCTAAGTTTTCGTTTTTATTTATATCTTGCCACCTTTCGGCATTTCAACTTGCTTTCCGCTGGCTTCTGTTGCAGAACCATCCATTTCTGGTTCCATCACAGGTGCTCCAAGATCTCCAAGTGGAGCACCTGTTGCAGGATCAACTGGTGCATTAGGATCTGGAAGAATACCATCTTTGATTTCTTTCTTAATTAATTGATCCTGCTCAATAATTTGTTGATCAGTTTGTCTGAGAATTTGACGGCGAACATAATCTTGGGAATAATATTTGCCGACATATGGTTCAGCAGTTGCGACAAGATTAAGTCTCTCAGTCATCAACTCTGCTTCTTTTAGTTCAGCAAAATGATTATCATATAAGAAGTCATATTGTACATGTTCTTGCATCAAATCCCAATCTTCGGGAGTTACAATATTTTTTAAGATTAGTTGAGTTTTCAGCATGTCATTAAACATTGCAGAAAACCTTTTTCTTAGTCTTCCAACAAACTTACTAAATTTGACTTCATCTCTTAAAATTTCTGATGATCGACCAAGATTAAATCCACCTTCTCCACCAATTCTAGATGTGGGAACATTCAATGATCTATAAAGCTTTTCTTGAAAATACTTAATATCGGTAATTTCTCCAAGATTTTGACCACCAGGAAGAGTTGAAATTTCTGTTCCTCTACCACCTTCACGACGAGGAAGCCAAAAGTCTTCCATCATACTCATGAACTTTTTGTCGTCACGCATTTCTCCTGTATTCGCATCATAAACAAGTTTATTGCGATAACGCATCATAACATCCCGAAGATATTGTTCTGCTTTAATTTTAGGAAGATTGCCAACGTCAATATAGAAAATACGACGTTCTGGTGCTCTTGATAATCTATAAATGACCAAAGAATCTTCAATCATTCTAAGTTGATTGAGTGCTTTAATGGCTTTATGTAAGTAAGAAAGAACCAAACCTTTATTTCTATCTACAAGTCCAGACGTGCAATATGTAATTGAATCTTTTGTAATAGTAATATTTTTTTGTGGTCCATTGTAAAGAGTATTGCTAACAGAAGCAATTGGATCTGGTGTATAAATGAAAAATTCATCAATATCAGGAAACTCATATTTTAAAGGAGAATCTGGATGACTTGCCATCAAAATAGGAGTATTTGATTGAACAGTAGCATTCTTCTTTAATTTTCTTACATAACGCATTTTCATTGCGTCAATGTATCTGAGTTCTTTAATTCCTTCCTGAGGGTTTTTTAAATCAATAACTTTATGATAAAAAAGTTTACCATCGACATACCAGTTTCGATAGATTTCATGCGCCTTTCTATCAAAATCTAAAAGTTCTAGAATATATTTAAATTCTTCTCTGATTTTTCTTTTTATGCCATCACTAGCTTTTAAATTTGATAATTCTATTTGAATAGGACTATCATTTGTATCTGATACGATTGCTTCATTTACGATATCTTCAATAGCACTATCGACTTCTGGATGGAGCGCCATTTCGCGGTATCTTCTTAGAAGATCATTCTCATTTTTATAAACTCCTTCAAGATCTAAGTAAGAACCATAAAATCCAGCTCCCGATGTCGCATAATAGTCAACCCCGTCCGCATCATTTTGCGGAACGGGGGACTGTATATTTTTGGATGACTTGTTATCATCCTCAATTGAAAAACCAAATAATCTAGCCATTTATAGAACCGAACAGTATTCTTACTGCTCTATTTATCCAATTAGATCAGGCGACCACATCATTAGCAAGATCAGTTGGTGTTCCTGCTGTCCAGTACTGAACTTGGAACTCAACTGTGAACTCTTCGATTGTATCACCAGTATCGTAGGAAAGATCAATCTGCGATACGTTGGTTGGGAAGATATCGTAGAAGCGATATGATCTCAGTTTTGGAGAAGCAACGTTTCCCCCAGCGCCAGCAGCATCCGAACCATCAGTGGTGGTTGAGAATCTTCCAGCGTTGTAACCACGACCCAACTGATAAACATATGCATCAGTCATGTATGAAGATGGATTTGTTGCACCAGAAGCGTTGTCAAGTTTGCTGATTGCATTCATCCATGCTTCAAACTGAGTTCTGAGAAGGAAATCTTCATCATTGATAACTGTAACGGTCCAAGTATCAAAAGTACGATCTCCTGCAACTTTCAGAATACGACCTCTGAAAGGAACATCGATAGGAGCAATGTTTGATGCTGGGAGAGCAGCTGCTTTGCAAAGAAATCTAAATGTTTCTTGTTCAGTCGATCCCCAGGTTGCACCATTTTCAGAACTAAGTGCTGCGGTGGGGAAAGTAGGGATGTCAACTTCGAATAAATTAGGACGAGCGCCACCCCCTTGAAGTCTTGATTTGAAGTTTGAGATTGTTCTGAGAGCCATTTTTAGGTTCCTCCGTAGTTGGTTTTATTTGTTAATTGTCTCAGACGCGACCAGCGACTTCATTGAAGCTGACGCCAGTTCTTGTTGCTATGAAAGTCAATTCAACGAAGTTGATAGACTTGGTTGGCTTCAAGAAAATGTCTGCACGGAACTCATTATTGTCAATGATGTCGGGGGTGTTATTCGTCTCATCACAAATAACCAGGAAGTCATAAAGACCTCTCTTCGATTGAATATCTCTAAGGAATGGTTCGACAATGTTGACGAAGTTTGCTCTTGTGATTTCGTCGTTGAATTCAAAGAGTTGAGCATCTGCTGCTCTTTGAAGTGCTTGCTCAACATAGAGGAACAGGCGACGAACGTTAATTCTATCAAATGCTGATGCATAACCTAGACCAGTCTTATCACCAAAGAGTAGAACTCCAATACCTGGCTTGTTCAGAACTGGGTTAATTCTTCTTGGATACAGAAGATCTCTTTGTGCCTTAGTTGGGTTGTATGCAAGTTTAACCGCATTCAACAGAACTCCTCTTTGTTGACCAGCAGGCGAGAACCATGGGAATGAATCTCTTGTGGTTCTTGCCATCAATCCAGCGATGTCACCATTACATGGAATGTAACGGAACTCATCATTGAATCTGTCATACACGTACTTGTATCCAGAATCAAAGACTGCGTATGAAGAAGATGTAATTGCAGAGAAGAAGTCAATTACATTATCAGTTTGTGTATCTGCATTTGTAATATTAACAACAGATGTTCTATATGGCGAGATAACTGCAATACAATCTTTTCTAGTATCAGCAACCGCAATTAGTTTATTTGCTTTTGCCTGGGATTCCTCTTTTGTTCCAAGTCCAGGACCCATGATAAGGAAGTCAATATCAACTTCACTATCATCGAGGAACTTATCATAAGCAGTTGAAAGTTTTCCGAGAGTTGCAGTTAATGCTCCTGTCGAAGTTAGACTTTCTGTACCTGAGTAGTTCTTACCACCCACGAGTGAATAAGTAACGTTTCCTACTGAGGAGAATGTAATGCTTTGTGCGTTTTGACCCCAAGTTCCAACAGCTACTGTATATGGAGTAAAGTTGGTGGAGAATCCTGTTGCAGCAGGGATAGTTCCGTGGAATGCGTCAACTGCACTTGAAGGGTTATTTCCTGCAAAGACGTATGCAGAATTTTCTGCAAGATAGTTCTTGTAGTAAGTTCTCTGTGGAGAATTTACGCTAGAAATAGCATCTTTTGCTTTTGATAAGAAGAGGTGCTTTTCAAGAAGTGTTGCTTGATTTCCTGTGATGGAACCATTATCGTCTACAACGACAACGTGAACTGCATCGTTCTTTCCGTTTCTATCTAATGAGTATGCGTTTGATACTGGTTTTGGTGCAATCGTTTTCCAGTAAACCGTTGCATTAGAAAGACCAAGAGTTTGTTGATCATACCAATCAACCGCAGTTTGAACTGAAAGAACTCCAACTCCCTTTCCAGTTCCCCCATCAGTTCCAACACCCGATGAATTCATAAATGTAAGAGTTTTTCCAACAACATATGCGGAAGTTTCATTTCCTTCTGCATAAGTAATTTGAGTTTCTGTTCCTGCGGTAGAAACTCTACTTATAATCTTAATATCAATTGTGCTATTGCTATTGGTCGAATCAGTAGATACACCAGTAACAATTGCTTTTACATATCCGCTGAACACACTGGTTGAACCACCACCAGCCAATACAGTTGAAATTCCAACAGTAACACCAAAACCAATTCTTGCACCAATTGCGCCCAAATTGGTTGTTGCAATACCAACTCTTTGATCTGCAAGATCGTCAATCTGACAAACTTTTAGACCATTTGCCCAAGAACCTGGATCCTTAGCAGCATATACGAAGTTAGTGGCTTCTGAATAATTTTCAGAGTAATCATCGTAACTCTTGATTTTCAGAGTAGTTGTAGATGCGATACCAACGCCAGCATTTGCGTTTTTGAGATCGTCATCGTCTGTACGAACGACTCTCAGATTGCCACCATACGCAAGATATGATGATGCACTCATCCAATATTCGTAGTGTGAATCCGTGCTGTATGGTTCACCAAAAGTATCGAGAAGATCTGCTTCGTTTTCGATAAGAGTAGGAACCTCTATTGGACCTCTCTCAAAAGGAGCTGCAATACCACCAGTAGTAGGATTTACATTATCAGCTCTCCCTACTGTTAAATCAACCTCTCTAATTCTTACACCAGGAGACAATTGTGGAGTAGCCATTCGTTTTTTCTCCGAGACCTTAAAATTAACTAAAACTATTTATTATTTCCTCTTTTTCACAGGGGAAATCCTGGGTGAACACTACCAATCTGGATATTCCCATTCACTGTTTAGTTTTTTCTTAGGTCTCTTTAATTTTTTTCTAGATTTTGTGACTCTTTCAACTGTACACAACTTACATTCATAAGAATAAGAAGAAGCAACTGCACCTCTGTCTTTATGAGTTCTATAAAATCCATCTGTTAAACTTTTAATTTCTCCACATATTCTACACTTTCGTTCATTAAGTAATAGATGTCCAAATTTAAATTGATCATCTAATTCTAATTCTAGTTCCATTTACATGTACTCCCACATATAAGAACGGTCACCATACTCATCACTATACCATCTATCACCATCCGCATCAACAAATGTTGTATTACTATCTAGACCGTCAGAAATAAATCCAAATGGTGCCATGTCTTGTTCAATTTGATTTTTCTGCTCATCATAAAGTCTTTTTCTCACATCCTGATCAGTAAGTTCTTTAAAATAATCCTGAGCAACTAACCAAGAATAGATTACCAGACACATTGCTAAGTCGTCATTACACCCCTCTTCTGCTTCAAATGAATTATTCTTTTGAATAAATGTTGTAAGTTCAGAAATAATATCATAGTCATTGATAAAAAGTTTGTCCTCTTCAATCATTGTTTTGAGATTAAGAGAACCGATCTTTTTAACTGTCTTTGACATTTTCACACCAAGTTGAGTTTTCTTTCCTGAAAATCCTTGTCCGACTATTTGACCCGCTCTCCCTCTCATAGAACACATGAGAAGATTTTGATATTCCAAATCATATTGAAGAATCGATGCAACCTGATCACCAACATCGTTTACCTCACATAAAATAAAAGCGTTGTTATAACTTTTTGCTATCTCATAAATTACCGATGGAAAAAGCATCGGTTTAATTTCATTATCTCTATATTTTGCTACTACCTTATGAGGAAATGTTGTAATGTCAATAACTACAAAAGCAGAATAATCATTACCAACTCCTCTTGCAACGTCAACTGTTACAATGTAATCATTCTCTTTTACCGGTTCATGATATACATCCAACCCAGCATTTTTCTTGATGGGGTTTTCATATACAAGAGATCGTAGCTTACTTGGAGCAATAAGAGTATCAACAGATCCAAGGAATTCGCACTCAAATTCAACTTTAAATTGAGATTCGGAAGTGTTTGCAATTGTTTGTCTTTTCCACTCAGAGTCTCTTCCAGGAACTTCTGTCCAATGAACTTCTGTTGGAATATATTCATTATCACCCCGTTCTGCGTCATGCCACATGCGGTAGAAATGATTCATACCGTGTGGTGTTGAAACGACTATGACTTTTGTGCTTTTACCAGAAGAAATAGTAGGATAAACAGATGCAAAGAATTGGTCTGCAATATGGTTTGGAATAAACGCGAATTCGTCGAGGAAGATGACATTGTACGAACCGCCTCGGACAGCACTTGCAGATGTAGAAGCTGCCAATATCTTACTGCCATTTTCAAGCTCTAAACTACCTTTGTTCCAGGATATGATACCTTGCTGCAACCATTTTGGTAGGTTTTCATAAGCAAGTTGTAATCTTTGAAGGAGATCTCTTGCTGTTGATGCTTTGTTTGCAAGAATTGCAATATTTACATTATCATTGAAAACCGCATAATGAAGTAAGTATGAAACAACAGTGGTAGATTTACCAGTCTGCCTTGGCATC